GATGTTCGTCGTTTAATTAGAATTGTATTTGGCATGATTTACCTTAGAAATTACCAGCATCAACTGTTGGTATGGATGTTGTTATTGTGACATTACCAGAACCGTTGAAATTTGTGTTACCTAAAACATCACCACTGAGGGCGATGTTCCTAGAGTATAACAATTGTGTCGCAGTCCCAGCATTACCTGTTATATTTGTTAACCCAGTTAGATTTGTTACCGTCAGGGTACTGGTTGTTTTGTTATAGGTTAACCCAGCATGTGCTCCAATAACACCACCATCATTAAATAGAACCTGGGTATTTAATCCAACGGCAGCTGGCGCAATAGCCGAGTTAATCAACAGAACGGGGGTATTCAATTCATTACCAACCCACAACTTTTGATCAGTTACATTCACGGCAATTTCACCCTGAGCCAAAACTAGGGGAACCGCACCAGCGTTTGTCAGATTCTTAACAATGGTAATACCAATATCTGTCTGCGCTAGGTTATTCAATACCCGATTACTGTAGTCAGAAGATTTCATTTCACCTCTTAAGTATTAGTTGAATTTGATTTTTGTTTGAACTTACCCTTGAAGTTTATGTTAACAATGTTAACTGGTGTTACAAAGTCTGAAACAATAGATATCTGAGATGAATCCGAGTAACCAAAGATTTTAAAGGTAAACTCACCATCAATATCTACAAGATCCAAAGGAAGAACATCTTCGTTCAAAACAATATCAGCATAGTTTGGATAGAAGGTAGACACCATTGGTGGTCTGTTTCTGGATGCTATGCTGATAGAATACGGTCCAGAATTTGCATGTCTTGTTGTACCCATTCTAACCGACAGAGTTCCCTCAACTGTTTCATTGTTTTGATTCTTGATCTGTAGGGGACTAAGGGTAACATTCATATTAAAAGGATTCCCAATATAGACTGTCATGTTATCAGTACCATAATTACCTTGAACAATAACTTCCTTATAGGAACCTATGGTGTTAACTGTGGTAGTTGATACAATATTAGGTGTCTCACCAGACCAAGTAGAACCAAAGACCAACAGTGTGTTTTGAGATGTGTATGGTAGGTCTACTGGGACTTTAAAGGTTGTTGTATTGGTTACCGAGTCATAGATTGTGTTTGGGTTATTACCGTTAACCTTGGTGGTTAGGATGAACATATCATCTAACCTAGGGGTATTAACATCATCTGCTATCATGTTTGACCTTTGTAAGAAAAACTTGTTATTATTCCTTACAACAACATACAAGTAGTTCTCATAGGCTTGAGCGGTTTGGATATTACTGGCTTGACTTAGGACAAACCGATAGAAAGAATTTTGGATCACACGATCCCCACTGAATCTTACGGTATAGAAATAGATGTTGTTTGGGTTATCTGAATCTACGGTCAATATAGAGTCCCTGCTAGGGGCAGTACAAGCAGACCTATAGTTAGATGGTAGATACCCAGGAACCGAGGAAGAAACCTCGACAGCCGAAGCTAGACCCAGTTTGTCTTTACCCATAAACAAATACAACCTTTTTGAATCATAGAAATAAAGCTGAGAACCAATGGTCTGGGGATCAACAATGGCAGAAGTCGAGTAATAAGTTACGGGTGAGATGGTAACATTGGTTGGGGATAACGTAGTTCCTTCTCCACCAGCAGCCTGTAGCTGGAACTGGATGTTGGCCTTGGTGTTAACAAACAAGTAATCTTCAAAGGGAACCATTGAAACAACTTCGGCAAATGTGTTTGACGAAGCGCGGATATCAATGGGATCTGTTTCTGTTATGTTTGTTGCATCACCGAGGAACAGGTTCTCATAGTTACCTAGGGCAGACGAGAACACAACATCTTCGGCAGAGAACCACAGTCTGTCTTTGAAAACAGCCAGTGACTTTATCTTAACATGTTTCAAAGCAGAGCCATCTACAGTTCTAAAGATACTGGGGCCTGGGTTTGAATCTTTGGTCCCAGACTCTCGGGGTGTCCAGTTAATGCTGTTGATGGACCACACGGGTGAGTTGGATACAATCTGCATCTGCAACTTGTGTGGCATACGGTTGGGATCAATGTAAGACCACTCGTCTGGGGTTCTTACCTTCTGCAGATATGGGTTGTTTAAACCAACCACAGCATTAACAACGGTTCCATTACCAGTGCCAACAGCCGTAGCAACAAAGGTTACCCCAACCGCAGTATTGGTAACCATTCCATCACCTGTGCCGACAGTCGTGGCAACAAAGATTGTTCCAACAGCTGGAGAACCAACAACACCAACAGCTGCCCAATTAGTTGTAGAACCAACCGATGATATTTTATAAGATTGTCCAACAACTAAACTGGTTACAGCAAATGGTGCAGAATAACTGACACCAACCGTTGCCCAGTCGGTTGTACCAACAACAGCAATCTTATAAGCCTGACCAATAACCATGTTTGTTACAGAAAAAGCCGTGGTACCATACCCATAGATCTCAGAATCCGGGAACGATATAACTCTATAGTAACCCGCCGCAAGGTTTAAGAATGGGTTCAGGGTATTATAGATTTTACCACGACCACCAACACCACCAACAATATTTTTAAATGGGTGGTTTGTATCATATAACTGAGCCAACATCTGTTGTGCCTTGGTATCACCAGTTGTTATATTGGTATTATTTGCATACCAATCATCTTTCTCTGGTGGCAGTTTAATAACACTGGCGTCGTTTACCCGCTGACCCAAGAATGCAAGACCGGGTTTATAATAGATATAATTATCAACCGCAGTATATGCTCCGGTTACCGAATCTGGATTATAACCTAGAAAAACATCATCTGCCGTGTTTTGAATATTATCAATACCAACATCGTAAACCTTACTGATTTTTGCAGCGGTATAATAGGTCAGTTTACGACCACGAATATCATCTGTATTAGTAACGACTCCACCTAGGTCAAACAGTTTACCACCCACATCAGAACTAAAACCAGCACTGACGTTTGTGTTTAGAATAACTATACTGGAGCCAAGTGTAACAGCCTTAAGAGATTCCTTGGCTGTCTTAGTACCAGTTCCATAGGTAATATAACTTCTGGTGGTGGTTGTTAATGTACCAGCAGCCACGGCGGCACTGTAGGAAATACTGTTGGCGGTGGCATAGGCTTGGACAACGGTGCTGTTGTTGGGGTTTCCTGGTGTACTGTTTTGGATTGTGGGATCATTGGGGTCCCATTGGGCAGCTAAAGAAACATTCTTCCAACTGTTGTTGGTTAACAACTGATACATAAACATTAACTGGGAATCCTTGGTTGTTGCATCAAAATTAATAACAACCAGGAACCTTGTTTCTTCGTTTATATTATACCAATAAAACCAAAGATCATTTGAATTTATACTGGATAGCTCAAATAAATCTAGTTTACTTGAGTTTAAACTAAAGTCCCAACCAGTATTATATAATCCACTGATTGTATCTTGGGGTACTATGGAGAATGCAGATCGTTTCTCAAAGTTCTTTTCTAAACTGATCAAGACATTATCCATGTCCTGAGCTTCGTATGGTTGTCTTTTGGTAATAGCTTGTCTACCAACACTGATGATGTTTGGAACCGATAGGTTGTTTGTTGTATTACCAATAGCCATGTTTATCCTCTGGTTCGCCAGAACCGGAACCGACTGGGATCATTTGTATATGCGTTTCTGTTAACAGCTGATTGCAACGAGGGATCACCGCTTGAGAAGATGTTTCGTTTCTTATCGTTAATATCTGCTGCCCTGCCCCGAGCTGCAAACATAGCTGCTTGTTGGGCTAGGTAAGAATCTGTGGCAGAATCACCTTGAGTTATAATCTGGTATTCCCGAGCAGCTGTAAACGATATAGCGCGCTGGATCGAAGTATCTAGGTTTTCCCATAACAACTTAGTGATTAACTCAACATAATAATCAACCCCAGCCTCAAAGATATCTGTATCATCTGTGATGTTCCATAGCCGAGCGGGTGATTCGTTGATAACTCGGACACGGATTTGGGTGTTATCGCTGTTGACATGGAATGAAACCAGCTCAGCTGCGATAACTCCCTCCTCGTCACCATCAGCAACCGGAAGAACCAGTTTGTTGTTGACATCTATATTCATCTTGCGTATAACTTTGTTATTAGCCATACCGCGCATTTGAAAGTCTAGGCTGGTTTGCTCTAGAATATACTCAGCAATACCAGTATCAATACCACTGGAGTTCTCAAGATCAGCAACCAGGTTTTCTCCTGAGGATAACAACATTTGATTAACAGCCTGTAGTTTTGTAATTAGACCCATATGAACCTCCTGAAAAACTTCCAAGTCCCGTTAGGAACTTGGAAGCGAAATAAATAAAATGTTGAATTAAGGAGCAGTCACTGCATACTCAGCACCAAAGCCAGAACCAGTACCAAAGATGCTGGCAAGCTCGGCTCGGGTGTCAATTTCTGCTGAAGTATCACCAGCGGCAACGCTGGTGGTACCAACCAAGATCTGGCACAACTCTGGACGAAGAACACCAGTTCCCTTGAGCATACTTGCTACGGTGAACTGAGTGTTACGACGAACGTCTTGGACGGTATCAACCTTCATACCCATCAGTGACAGACCCGCAACAGCATCTGGTTGGAAAATCATACCAAAGATGTTAACGGAGTTGCACACAAGGTTGTACTTGGAGCCACCAATTTCATTTCCAGCAGTACTAAGATTAGTGCGCGGGATGTGGTTGGTCTTGAGAATCTTCACACCCATGTAATCAAGCGTATCTGTTAGTTGGTTCATACCAACCGACAGTGGCGCACCCAAACCATTTTCTCCACCAAACATAGCTTGGTTAGAATAGTTGTTGGTTGCAGCCACAACACTGCTAGTACCCACAACACCAGAGCTTGTAATGGCATTGAATGGTGACCGTGGAATACCCAAGGCACGAATGACTTGGAATACCTTTGGTGTAACCACACAATACACATTCTGACAAGGATAGTTGTTTTCTTGCATGAAAACAAGGTAGTCCTCAATCTTTTGGAGAATATTGAGGGCGGTTGCTTCAGTACAAGCACTGACGGCAACTCCAATAGCCGATGTTGATGTGTCAACAATTGCTGGGGCTGGGAAGTTATCAACACCCAAACCACGAGGATCACTGGTAAGTGGAGCAACAACACAAGCGGCAATGTATGCAGAGATAATCTGCTTGTCGCGTGTATTGGCTAATGTTAGACCAGCTTGGCGAGCCAGCTCAGAACGATAGTCCCACTGGGTAACCAAGAGATCAACATTATCAGTCTCAAAGTGAGCAGCCATTGGACGCTTGTCAAGATTGATCTTGAAGGTCGTGCTGCTAGAGTCACCACCTACCAACTCTTCACCCGCATCCCAAGCCGCTTGTAACGCCACAGTACCAGTCACAGGGAACTCATAAGAGAAGCCACCCGAAATGGACTTGTGGGAAATAAGGTTTTCAAACACGTTGTATTGGTCGTATGCGTTAATGACCTCACCTGACCAAAGGGGGAGCCACAGCTTGTTTGCGCCTGCTGCACCACCTGAAGGTTCTGCGGTTAGACTTGTACGCATCACCAAGTCTGCTGCTGTTAAATTATCTGGCATTTTGTTTTCCTAAATAAGAGATTGAAAGACAAAATAATTATCTCATCTATTAGATTGTTCTTATGGAGTCTTAGTCTGAGTGAGTTTGTTTACAAAACCATCCATTACCTAATAAGGGGGAGTTTGTTTTATAAACATTCTCTAATTAATCCGCTGTCTTTCATAAACGGATTAACTTGGAAGTTTGTTAAAGTCGGTTTTCATCATCCGTGTTTCAACGTATCTACGGTACTTGGGATCTGTTCCAAAGGCTGGGTTGTTTCTTTCCATAGAGAATTCTCGTTTTGTTCTATATGGCATATCAGGACTTTGGGTAGCAGATACCGAAACCTTTTTGGATACGGATTCAACCACGGGTTCTTTTAGTTTGTTGTTTGGATTCTTCTTTTGGTACATTGCGTGTAGACCAAGCAATGCAATCTCCCAATTAGAAGATGCCAATGAACTGTTCATGCTGGCTTGTTCGGTTTCCGACAGATTTTTACTGGCCCACACAAACAGCTTGTTAAGATTTTCCTTGCCACCGATAATATCAGCTGCTTTAGTGTAAGCAACTTCGATCTTAGCTTTTTGACCTGACATATATTCTTCAATGACATAATCAGGTAGCTTAGTTTTTTCTTTAATAATTGTTTTAGTTTCATCACTTAGGGTACCATTCGTAGCGTATTCAACAGTCCAAGATTTCCAATCATCGGGATTAACAACAGGATCAACCTTTGGTTGTTCTTCAACCTTAGGCTTATCTGGTATTCGTAGCACCTCTGGAATGCTGGGTACTGGGTCTTCTTTAACAACGGGTGTTACAGGTGGTTCCTTATAGTCTGGGTTGTTGGCACCACCTTGTTCATACTTAGTCTTTAGGGCAGCAACTTCTTGTCTAGACTTGGTGTATTCTCGTTGAGCATTCTTTAGAGAATCAAACCAAGACCCAGCATCCTTAAAATTCTCAGGGATCTTGCCACCTTGGTTTTTAACATAGGCTTCAAAAGCAATCTTTTCTTTTTGTAGCTGAACATCTTCTGGCAAATTAGTTATAGATTGTTCCGAGTTATTGACAACGTTTTCAGTTAAGTCGGTGTCAATGTCAGGAGTCTCATCACTTTGCATTCTTCAAACCTTTCGTATAAACAATAGCCCGTTTATTGCACTCGGACTTAGCGTGCTTACCAGTAAATCTGGTGGTTGTTCCGCAGTTACATTTAAATTTTGATTTCATTTTAGTTAATACTGCAATAACCATAAATAAAGTTAGCATAATCAGCTGTTGCTGTGGCAGAAATAAAGTCAACCTCTAGATGAGAACACCCAAAGTTTGGAACAACAATTGATGCAGCTGACAGTGTGGCTGAGTTGTTGATTAATGTCTGGGCAGTAAGACCAGACGTTACGGTAATACCATGCACAAACTTTAGTGCTGTAGAGTTAACGGTTATACCTGCAGTAGATTGAACCCCAGCAATAGACCCAGCAAATAAAAGGTTTGGAATATATACACCATAACCATCTAGAAATGACCAACCAGTTACCCGAATACCAGCCGATGTGGTAAAGCTTGCCAGTAATGGGTTGATGATGACATGTGAATATGGTCCACTAGGGATTACAATACCATTAGCATGGCTAGTGGGATTAACCATTGTGACATGGGCATCATATGCTGTTGTTGAGGCGATGTTTGTTGGGTTTGCAACCTTTACAGTTTCCTTGATCTGCTTTGGTTGCGACATTGTGTGTGTGTGAATCATTTAGTTTCCTATGTTAAGACCAGTTAACTCTTTTAGAACTTTTCTTTTCCCGTACTCCTTTAGAAGTACACATTGCTTTGGTTGGTCGGCAAGCGGGATAGCTTCGTTTGTCTTTTGAACCTGATCTACCGCATGTCTTACCTGTTTTACAATCAATCCAACCCTTACCATTATTACGGGAGAACCAACCGTGTAAACCTTTCTTTTTCTCAGCAGAGAAGTTTGCTTTTTTCTTTGCCATTACTTTTTCCTAGGTTTCTTAGTACCCCAATTAGCAGCTCCGACCTTCCTACATTGGACCAAAGCACCCGAAGCATATGCAGAAGGCCAGACCTTGTATCTTGATTTAACCTTATGATAACAAGCGTCTTTCTTTGCCATATTACTTTTTACACTTTCTGTTCTTTGGGCAACTTGCTTTTGAGCCACCAGAACCAGCCCACAAATTCTTACAAGCCCAATATCTAGCGGTTAATTTGTTTGTTGCTGATCCGCAATTGTGTCGGGCTTTGAAAGACTTGCGAGCTGAGGCACTGTAGTTGTGACCATAACCAGTTGCACCATAATGAATAATCTTTTCTTGACCGTTTGCACAAGCCTTGACAACACGCTTTTTTGCTGGGTTGGGAGATTTCCGTGGCTTGTTACACGGCATACTTGCTTTATCTAGTTTCTTAGCCATTGGGCATTCCTCCGAAGGCAGACATATCAACACCTGAATTAGACAACACATTGGCGATACCTTGTCCACCTGTTTGTTCAATATCTCTTTCAGCAGCCATTGTCCCAGCATTCGCAAGGACTTGGGTAGCTGCTTGTTGTTGTTGCATGGCCTGTTCTTGTGCCTTTGCCTCTTGTTTCTTTTGTTCCATTTCTTCTTCTGAGATAACCCAATTACGGGAATCAAATCCAAGGGCAGAAATAAGAGCGGTAGAATATGATGACCACTTGAAAGTTTGTAAAGCTTCTGGTGGTAGGTTCTTAACCATCTCACCCATTTGCATAAGCTTCTGTAACTCAGTATCTCGGGTCAAAGCTTGTAGACCTGTTACAACTTCAACAGCAAGAGTTCCTTCTTTATCAAAGAATTGGTTGTACATTCGTTTATCAAGCTGCTCTTCCTCAATCATCAGGAAGATGGTGCGCTTGATAATTGGTTCCATTAGATCCCTAGCCATAGCAGAGAATGCCCCACCCAACACAGTCTCAAGTTCTGATCCAATCATTCTAACTGCGGTTGCTGTAACACGGTCACCACTTGGGATTGCAGAACCTGTCATCAAGAATGCTTGACCAATTTCTTTACGCATTGTCTCTACAGCCGCCTGCGAGGCGTTGATCTGTGGGTTCATGGTTTGACTGGGGGACAAGATGAACACATCTTCCTTACGAGCAGCCACCCAAGAGCCGTTTACTTGACCAGCAAGGTCATCCAACTCGGTGATACCACTAGGGTCTATGCACATCCAAAAAGCCGTGGAAGCAGCCATGCCGTCCAGCATTGCCTTGGTATAGGAATCCAAAGATTGAAGATCACCTAAGATATCCTCACAGTGTGACCTACCATAATTCTCACCGGCAACACCATACCACCTAAGGACTGCTACGGGGCAGATTGAATAGACTCCTGAACTCAATAGTTCACCGTCTTGGTTTTCCTTTCTATAATCCCAAGACCCATCCTCATTCAACATATATTGACAATACTGTTTCTCATAGCCTTGTTTGTCAACCCCAAATGTTGAGTAGTTGATTTGTTCTTCGTCCTTCAGTTCATACTCAATAAAGATGATTTCTTGTACCGAGCCATCCACAGCCCGCTGAACAACATAATGATCTAATCGGGATGTTCGGAATTTAAAGTTGTCCTCAATGTGAACCAAAGAATCACCAACAACAATACACGACTGAATAGCTTGGTAAACAGTTTCCCTCAGGTTTGTTGATGACAGCTTGCGATATACCTGATAGCACATTGTATCTAGGTATGATTTGATTTCAACACTAGGGTCCACACCATTCTTAAGATTGAACTTAAAGAATGGACTGTCGTTTACTGGTATCAAAGCAGACAACATCCGACTTGCCAAACTGGTTACCCCGCGCGACCCAACCGAAGAGAAGGGTTGAGGTAACATTTGTTCTTCGGTCCAGCCTTCGGGTGGTAACAATGATGGGATTGTTAAGGATGCACAGTATCGTGATCTAACTAATTTAGAATTACGATTAGAGTGCAATCGTTGAAAGCGGTCTGCTAAGGTGTTTTGCATATATTAAACCCCTGGTTTGTTTATACCAGTATACAAGGATGAATAGAAATCAAGTGCGCTGACATTAGACCCAGCCATTCCTTGTTGCTTGCCTTCTTCTGCTTGAGCAGCTGCTTCTTTTATGGCTTCTTGTTCAGCTTGTGTGGCAGTTTGAATTTCTTTTTCTTCCTCTGCCTTTAGTCTGGCGCGTTCGGCTGCATCACGGGCAACGCGACGGGCTTCGGATGCTTCGGCATCTGCGCGTCGTTGATCTTCTTGTTGCTTCTGAAACTCTCGTTCCTCTTTTAACAACTGTTGTTGCTCAGAGAAAGTCATACCACCACTGATAGACGGTGAACCTCCCATTAGTTTACTCCTTTTTGTTTATTGCAGACAATCTTTAGTTTTTGAATGAGTTCAATTTGACCCGCTCTGAACGCAGCCTTGCGGAGAAACTCTTGTGGGGTTAGTTCAGGATCATATTCCAGTGTCGGATACATCTGTTCTAAGATTTTTATTAGTTGTGGGTCGATTTTTGGAAATGCTTCGTGCTTCATTGTTAATCTTATCAACCTCTTGTTGGATCTTTTCGACCTGTTCATATAGGTCCTTCAGGATTAAACGAATGTCTGAATTGTTGATAGATCCAAAGCTGAGATTTAATTTTGTTTTAAAGTTATTCAGTAAACTCATGGTTTGATTAAAGTGGAAAGGGTTTGTAGGTATGCTTTTGCATCAGGAGTTGCGCTACTAAATTGAAAATTTGCTGGTGTTGTGTTAGCATATCTGTTTCCGACATAGGCGTTTTCTGCTTCTCCGTTAAACCGAGTATATGTTTCTCTAATGCCTTGCAATATTTTTTTAAACATTTGTTCTTCGGATAACGAAGCCGTCTGATAAGTTCCAATTTTTTTTGTTGATTGACCATAGCGGGTAAACTCTTCATTTATATTTTTTGTAAGTTGTGAAAAATCTTTTTGTATCTTCTTTAGTTCTGCCTCCACAGCCAGTGCTGGGTCTTGGAAAAACATAACTTGTTCATCATCTGCTGTCGTTTCTGTTTCATTCTTCAGTTCGCCACGCTGAAGACTGCCAAGTGTGTTGTACTTTGTTTGCAACTCTTCTGATATCTTTGGCAACATCTTTGCAATATCGTATTTTGTTGGTTCTGCTTGCTCGGTCAAAAAGGCAGAGCCACCCAATATACTTGCTTGTTTAGCGGCATCAATCAAAGATGTCGCGGCCTCATAATACCCAGGCTCATAACCTGTGTAAATACTGCCCATTAGGCCTTTTCGATTGGTTTTTTTATAACCAGCAATCTTTAATAACTCATCTGCGCTTGTTGCATTCAGAAGAAAATCATTGGGACCAAGTGCTTTACTGGAGACTGTGAAGTTGTCTGACAGTGCATAGAACTCCTCATAGATACCTTTACCAAGACTAGTGGTTGGCATAGAGCCTGTTATAGCGGGGTTTGTAGCCGCTGCTCGCGCTTGGTTATAAGCCTTCATTAAGATATCCATTTTAATCTGGTTCTCTTTTTTAGCAGCTTCCTTAGCGGCAGGGGTGTTGGCATCCATCAATGCTCTTACCTGTTTTAAAGGTACACCACGTTGTATCATAGCTCTATAGTCTTCCATATTAGTCCTTATTTCACATCACATCCTCCAGCAGTACAAGCCATCTCATGTGAAGATGTAGTTGAGTCTGATGTTTCATATTGCTTTAGCTTTGAAAAATCTATATCCACCTTAGGAAATAGGTTGTATGTCCGTGCATCTACAGCCTCAAAGGGAGCTTGGGCATATGTATGATCTGATTTGGGTAGAAACGACACACCTGAAATCTTATCGAAGTTAGTCCAAACCCAATTACCAACCTCCAAGTAATCGGTATCTGTATAAGAAACCGTAATACTGGGTTTATGATCACAGTAATATTCTTGGTAAATCATCCAAAGATTAAGATGGTCTATTGCCCCTAGTGTTTGTGATGTTGTTGTTTCTGACTCTGCTTTCTGTGGGAATGAAACAACAGCAGTTGACTGGGGATTCATAATACAATCTTCAATAGCAATAGATGGTGAGTCCTTCATCAGTTGATAGATTGGATCCTTTTTATCAACACGAACCCTACGAATATAATACTCGGAGAATCGTGGATGCAAACCGCTAGCTGAGTTAGCCAGACAGCTTGTTGTACCCTCGGGCTTGATGCAAGTGATTGACTTGCTTGGGTTGATTCCTAGGTTGGTGGACCAAACAATGTTTGTGTACTGGGCAGTTTCCCTGAGTGTCTTTAGGGTATACTTTAACCAACTGTTGCCTTCTTTACCAGACATCAGTCGGTTATCAAAGATACCAGTCATTGACACACCAAGCAACCGCTCTTCATTACAGTTGTTCTTCCAATCCTCGGAAAGATAGGTAAAGTTTGTGAACATACTTTGGACTGTGCCAATAATAGTTGCTTGCTCTATCTTCTTTGTTAATGTTTCTATGGTGTCTGTCGGTCGAACAACAATAGTAGACAGATTGCAGAATTGATTTGGTCGAAGAATAATCTCAGAACATGGGTTAGTTCCAAAGTTAAAGTTAAGATCTCTTCGTGCATTCTTAGCCAGATTAGTCATTGCTTGGCGGTTACAAATACCACGCTCACCACTGTGGGAATTGTAGAGATCAGTCCATTCTTCCAAGAACTGACCCATTGGTGGCTTCTCTGTATAGATGGCTGAGTTGTTTGCTAGGGCGCGGTGTGATGATGATTCCCACCATGCACCAGACTTGCAAGTTGCCATCTCACGGTTACTGAGGTCACTCAGAGAGATCATAGCAGACCGTCGAACACCACCCACAATAACAGACTGGGCAATCTTACAACAGATATCGTGACACTCCAACGGTGTCAAGTGTCTTCCTTGTGCCTTATAGAATGTTTGAGTTACAAACCGAAAGACTTCTTCCAAGGGCTGGGGACCGCTTGCTCGACCACCAAAGGTCTTCAGTCTCTCACCAGCACCACGGACAAGGGATGTATCCCACTTTGGGTGTAGACCAGACTGAAGGTGGTCGAACAACTGAGCCAAGGCGTTGCACCAACCTTCCCTTGAGTCCTCGACTAACACAACTTGTGTCCAATCCTTGGAGATCTTATCTGGAATTTTTGGCAACCGAGATATACATCTACCCTCGACACTGTAGCCAACGCCAGTACCACACATTAGAATATACATCAACTCGCTGAATGACTTCAGGGATGTTATTTCAAGATATGCACAATTGTACAAGGCGGTGTGGTCTTTATCTAATGCTGGTCCTGCGGTCATCAGACCGCGCATTGACGGCAGCACTTCTAGATTTAAGATGGCATCTTTAATATCAGGGCGTGTCCCCAACAAGGGAACCTTGGTACAAAAGAAATCCCACCATCGGTCTACTGTTTCATGCCAGAATTCCCTACGGTTTAACTCGGGAATCCAACGCGAGTAACGACTGAGAGCTATGAATTGTTGAAATGCGTCCATTAGTTTGTTCCAGTTGATCCAAAACCACCCGAACCTCGCACCGTATTGGGTAACTCAGTTACCTCAATAAACTTAGGTTTATTTATGGGTGTTATAATCAACTGGGCAACTCTGGAACCAGCATAAACAACAATATCTTTATCTGTAGTATTAGTTAACACAACCTTAACAGTACCCCTATAGTCTGGATCTATTACACCAACTCCATTAGCTAGGATTATTCCTTGTAAGGACAGGCTTGACCTGATGTAGACCAACCCAGCAGTGTTCTGTTGTAACGCCAAGGTTACACCAGTGTCAACCAATGTCGGGGTGTTTGGCTTTAGGACAACCTCAGATATAGAACTTAGGTCTGCACCCACAGAATCTGGGGTCTTAAAGACTGGTGTCGCAGAACCTTTTTCTAAAGTAATCTTAACAGCATTCTCTGGTTCTGAGATTGTAAAAGATTGTGTGGTGTATGATTGAGGGTTACCATAGTAACCAGTGTTTACATTATATGTGGAATTTGTCATCTTTATCCTTGGTTGTATTCTTTAGCCCCAACTATCAGTAAGGTTGCCAAAGAAGGGGTTGATTGTTATTATAATCGTATTCATTATCTCGTAAGATACGAACACATTGTGCCATTTTAACGCAAAAATCTAGGGTATAAGGTACACCCTGGGAATCCTTTGAGTGTTCATAGGTATACATAACAGCATCAGTCCAATACTCAGGTTGAACCGAATCTAAAATCTTCTGGGCTTTGACTGGACCACACTTCCATATGCCGGGAATGTTATCCGTGGTATCCCCAGTCAACCATTGCTTGTGAAAGTTAAACTCAGCAACCTTGGGATCCAACAGTACTGGGCTATCTTCTTTATCTGGGTTCCAATGCCAACCACGAACAGACCTGAGGTCTTTGTCAATGGTCACAGCAATGGCCCGATAACCACTGGCCAGCATTCCCATGATGTCATCAGCCTCCAGTGAATCAATAACTATCTTATTATATTTCGACAATAAATCAGTTACCAACCCAAGATTTTCTGGTATCTTTCTGGATGTGTCATCGCGGTGACGCTTGTATAGATCCCAAACTTTACGACGAAAGTTATCAGACCTTGGACAAGAGAATGCAATCTGGATATCTGTAATTCCAAATGGAGTCCACTCTTTGACATCATTATCTATTCTTTGTTCCAAGTCTTCGATACCTTCAGTCTCAGCCCAGAAAGCAATCCTGTATGCTAGGATGTCACCATCCAAGACAGCTGTTTGTGGTTGTTCTTCTGGGTACATTTAAGAGATTTCCCTTACTTCATATTCTTGTAGTTTAGATAACAGCCTAGTATTTCTTTCTTGAAGAAGTATGATGTGTTCTTCCAGTTTTTTCTTCTCACATTTTAATTGAGCAATCGTAGTATTCAGAGCTAGAATTGTATCATAGGTTTGGTTGTTTGGAATCATTTTAAAATTTACTCGTCATTGTATCGTAGGTGATATGGTATGCAATCATCGTCGTTATTCTCATGTTCTTCTTCTTCATCTTCACAATCTTCGTCATCCCAACATTCTTTCATTATAGTTCCTCGTTGTTGTCTAAAATTTTACATCGCTTAAAAGCTTCTAACGCAAGTTTATCTAACTCTGCTTGGGTTAACTCTATGTCATGTCGGAACTTCATACAACCAAAGCAGTCACATAACTTCTTATCATCACTTTGCAAGTAGTCCAGCCAATCATCAAAGTATGACTCGGCTTTCTTTTTGAACGCTTCTTCAGTTGTGTCGTTAAATAGCCGAAAGTGAAACAGGTTTTGATAATCGCTTAGCCACGATTCAATTTTGTTTGCCATGTCCTCGGACTCATGCTCACGCCACTTAGCATCGTGGTCACTTAGCTTCCTATCACCGTGGGCTATGAATACATTCAAAGCATCTATCTTTCTACCATAACCAACCTCATTCAGATACCGACAGTCATCTACAATGACACACTTTTCATGCCACTTTCTTGGGGATGTCTCAAGATTTTCAATATCCAACACCTTGATTTCATTCAAGCGTTCATTGAACTTAGTCAACCAATAGTCTGGATCTTGCTTTCTCTTGCCTGAACCTAACACCTGACAAGCCAGCCTGTATTCCTCTGGGTTATCTTCCTTTGTTAACCCAGTCTTAGCCACTTCTCTTTTCAGAATGTCAGCAAATGATAACAAGGTTGGGGAAAACCCTTTGTTGTACATATACTTACTGAACCATTTAGCCAAAGTTGTTTTACCAACCCTAGCTTTACCGCCAAACATTATTACCATCATAAGAATTGTTCCTTGTAAACCCAGCTAAGTAAGAAGTCATACAGTTGTTTTGGTGAGAAGAACCTAGGTATGAATATCCCATGCAATCCTAGGAAGTCTGACACAAAGGTAGCACATGTTGGTGGTGGGTCACCAACATTCCAAAAGTAAGACTTTAGTTGATACTTGATTAAATCCCAGTGCTTTGTTAGTGGGTAGTTATTTATATAGTTGTTAATGTTTTCATGTAGATCTATCTCACCAAAGCTGGTTATGTGGTATGGATCAACACCTAAAAATTTCTTGTTTAGCCCCAACTTTATGATCCGTGGACTACCACCATCAACCGTTAATACAATCAACCTGTAGTTTGTAAACTCAAGTTCAATATGAACATGAGTGTGTTTGGAAAAACACATAAGATGTATTAATGGTTTACGCCATCCTTGTAACTTATAGTTATTATAGAAGCAGACTAAGACTTCAGCTTTCATAGAAGATCTTTAGACCTAGGTACACGGCTAGGGCGTGCTCAACCCGTGCGCCCTCTGATCTTTCCCATCCAGTCAGCATGACCACAGCGTCTGATGCCATAATGGCGGAGATATCCCGCTCCATACACATCTTGAGGTTTTCTTTTGCGTTGATTGCAACACAGTCTCCGTCGTATCCCATGTCTTCATCCATCTGTGCCGGGTTAAATACCCGACCAACCATTGGATTATTACTCCATTTACGAGCTGCATCAAAAAAGGCTGGGAAGTTACTGTTCTTGTATCCACGCATAGGCCCCGCAATATAGACTGTTAGTTTGTTAGTTGTTGATTCCATTAGTTTCCTTTAGTGTGTTTCTGACCAATTCGTACCAATCGTAAAGTTTGCATCTACAGCAATGTTTAGATTCAGTTCGTTACCAGCCTTGTTGGCAGCGGTAACAATAACTCTACCGACATCCTCTGCAATATCAACTGGTGCTGCAAATTGTAACTCGTCGTGAATGTAAGCCATTTGAAAGACATCAGAACCATACAGTTTGTTTAGATCTTCATTAGCCTTTAACATCCATAACTTGGAAACAATAGCACCAGCACCCTGTAGTAATGTGTTTAACGCAGCGTGTTCTTTCCTGACTGGGATCTTTCTGTTGTCGGGTAACACAACAGCTTTATCCTTGAGATACCAGTAACGAACAAGGTCTTGAACCTTTGCCAAAGCAGGGATTTCTTTCTGAAACCTGACACGCAACTTTGAAGCATTCTGAACAGAGCAACCAAGTACCTTACTTAACTTGACATTACTGGCACCATAGAGATAAGCATAGATAAATGACTTGGCAAGATCTCTGGATGATAAACCAGCAGCAACCTTGTTGTGTTCGTGTATGTCACCATTAATTAGAATGGATGCATAATGTCCCTTATCAAACTCACTCATATAGTGGGCTAACATCCTGAGTTCAAGACCCTTGAGATCAGCACCAACCTGAACATACCCATCCTTGCCGGGTATCCACAGTGACCTAGCTTTGCTGTCTCCAGATACCTGTGCTATGTTAGGCTGACTGTGTGTGCATCTACCAGTAGCAGCACCCTGTGGGTTGATGTTACCATGTATCCGATTGTCTCTTGATGTAGATGCCCTTAAGTTCCAATCTTCTACTTGTGAGATCAGTTTAACAATATCAAAGTACTTTACCAGAGTTTTGGCTTCTTCAAAATGCAAGGTTGATAAGACCTCTTCATCTACATTAGGATTACCTTTGTCTGTTTCGGGTGCTTTCCACCCATACTTGTCAAACAAACGCTCGGCAATCTGTAACCTAGAACCTGGGTTAAATACCTCAACCTTATCCTTCAATCTCTTACCAGTCTTATCTGAATAGCGTTCAGTTATCTTCGCAGGGAAGATGCTGTTCATCATATCTTCTATCCCCAGTTTTTCTAGAACTAGGTTGCGATACAATTCTTCGCCTGCTGCAAGGTCATAACCAAAGCCACTCTCGACTTGCTTACTGAGCAGGCTTGTTATCTGATGCTCAAACTTAACCAAAGATTTGTTGCTTGAAATAAAGTTCGTTTGTTGTTTGTATATTAGTTCACAAAGCAGAACATCATTCAAACAATACTGACCCATAGCATCTGTGTATTCAGACCAACCACCAGTGTACTCGGTCTTAGGATACCGTAAGTGTTTACCCCAGCACTCAAGTGAGTTGCCACCAAATGGGTGTTCGTTTCTATCGGGATACATAAGCCTAGAAACAACTAGGGTGTCAACAATAAGCCTTGGTTCTTTTAGACCCAACAATCTATTCAACACAGGATAGTCATATCCGTAAATGTTGTGACCTATTAAGATGTCAAATTGTTTAAGGTATTGTTTCAGAGAACCAAGATTCTCTTCTGTCCACAACCTAGGTTCACTGGCATCACGATCTTTCGTAGCTACACACCAGATCCTAGTACACTCTGGCAGTGCTTTACCTTTCTTTTCTACTACAACCTCATTGAGAGAGTTGCCTTCTATATCTAGTACGCATGATTTCATTTATTTACTCATTGGGAACATCTGCGGGATCGTAAACAACATTGCCTGAATCGTCAAGTGTAAATCCAACCTCCTTCAGTCTACCTGATTTGTGATCATAGAACAACGCAGTAGCAATACCAGCACGACCAGTTAAGCGATTCTTTAGAACCCGAACCACAGTTGTGTTTGCCACCCTGTTGTTTGGATTCTGTCGGTCACGCTCTAGACCAATCACCGTGTTGGGAACCGAGGACAATGCACCAGAACCACGAAGATCCTGTAGTGTAACCCGACTACCTTCCTCGTATGCTTTATCTGTTTTCTTAAGTTGAGATACAATGTCAATGTGAACACCAGTACGAACAGATATAGACCTGAGTTCTTTCATCAGTGTATCAATAATGATTCGTTCTGAGTTACCACCATCAACATCCTTCTCTGATATACCAACAAGACCAGCAGCCGCAGCAGTAACATGGTCAAGAACAATAACATCCAACTTAAGACTGGTAGCCATGAACTCAATCCGTGCCAACAGATTGCTCATAGCATTGTTACCAAGGTGGTCGTAGATATATAGATTGGTTTGACACAATCTCTTCTTTGCCTCAGCATATTCTTCTTCAGTTAGATCATCAAAGATAGACACATTGATAATCTCTCTACCCATCTTAACCTGTAGTGTGTTCATCATACGGGTTGCTCTGATTGCTCGTACTGGTTTGTTGATCAGTAGGGATATCAGATCATCCATAGTTTCTTGTGGTGATTCTTCTAACATGATACACCCAACACTGCGACTGTCTGTTAGGTGGTTGATAATCAACTCACGAATGATTGTTGACTTACCAGACCCAGTACCACTAGCCCACAGTGTGATCTCTCCACTGCGTTGACCAATCAAGAACTCGTTTAGCCTAGTGTATGGGAACGGATATACACGAACATCCTCTATCTCTTGTTGATCGTTGATGATATTAGAAATGTGTAGAATCTCATCAGGTGAATACACCTGTGCTTCCCATAAACAATTCACCAATGTCTTGGACTGGGAGTGCAACAAACATTCGTTTGCATCCTTATAGGGTAACTTGGCAATCCTGCATTTACCCGATGGTAACATATCTGCAACTTCTTTGGCTGCTGCTTGACCAGCCTCATCCATATCAAAGCACAAGATAACCTCTGAATAACTGTTGACAAAACTAAGGTTATCCTTGATTGATCTAACAGCAGATGCAGCACCATTAGGAATGGATACGACTGCCCATGTACCACCCAGTACTTGGTTCACGGTCATACAATCTATCTCACCCTCGGTGATGATTAATCGCTTACCGCCTGTTGACTTCCACAGGTTCTGACCAAACAACTCAACACCAGTAGCAGAACCACGCCATGCAAACTTCTTATCGGGACCACGAAGATGTTGTCCAACCAACTGATTGTCTTTATAGTAGTTGGCGACATGGATTGTTTTGTTGTTGATCTCGGTGACCTGATAGTTGTACAACCTACAAACTTTTTCTCCTAACATTCTTTCTGGGATATCACAATGTGTACCATCCAGTGGTACGAATTCTTTTGGTGATGTAAAAACTTTATCTGTCACTTTGTTTCCTTTATAAAATTTGCAACTAAAACAATAACTGTGGTCTGAATAAACGGCTAAATTATCACCATTGGAATCTCTTCCGACTGCCTGACACTTGGGACAAGCAGCCCTGCGTACAAATACCGACTCTGTTTTATTCATTTATTTCCTTATGGAGATGTGGCGGGGCAGTTTGTCAGACCACCCCGCCAATCTTGTTAAGCGCATCCTACTTCCAGTGTAAAGTATCCACTAGAACCTTTCTCAGCCCATTGCTTTGTAACATACAGGCTAATGATTTGTGAATCATCAACCCATATCTTACCATTCATGGTATCCAGTATCGCCTTGGCAAAGTTATCAATATCAGGTCTTGGATACAGCTTCTCTGTTTTAGTGGGTTGTTTAACAAACAACTCAATAGATACAGCCAAGACACTGGTCAGTGGTGTAAAGCTTGGATCCAAAGTATTCCAAACTTTTTCAGCAGCAATTTCTCTAAAGTTTTTATAAGCACCTACATAGAACGCTCCCCACCTAGATACCCTTGGGCGACTTGCAGCAACTGGGTTGATGTCAAATCTCCATGAGTATCTTTTAGAAGGGGCAGTCTTCGTCATCTATGGTACTCTCGCCTTCATCGGTGTATGCTACACCAGTTCCAACGAAACCACCTTCAACTGGTGCAAAGTCATTTTCCTTACTGAAGGTTGAGTTCTTCTCAATAACCTGAATACCATTCAAGTAGATTGACAGGGAGTTATCCCGTGTAAGAACCATTGGAACAAGCTTCAGTCGAACCTTGTCACCACCGAATGGAACTGCTGATGTTGGGATACCTTGTGAATCAACACAAGGGAATACACCCTTATCAACATGAACCTTAGACTTAGCCTTAAAGTAGGTCACACCCTCAGACTCACGAAGGCCATTGATCTTCTTGGCTCCAGTGGTCTTCAGGATGTTGTTCAACACATTGCGGAACGCAGCATCAACAACAACTGTGATGTTATGATTCGCACTACCTTCTCCGAATGCTGTGTCTGGCTTAAGTAGATTGCTCCACTTAGTCATCAGTGTTTCGGTGATAAACGGGGAACTCTTACGATTCTTAGTTACTTTCATTGTCATTCTTTGTTTCCTTTTTGGTTGTTAGATTCTTAATAGTGTTGATCTGTGCATTGATATCCACAACAATTGAACTGAGTACCTGTGCCATACTTGATAAGTACAAGCACACACTATCAGAACTAATTGCTGGTGGTGCAGTCTGTTGGACTTGTTCTTCTACCTGTGTATCCATTTAGTATCCTCCTTTCTTCTGTGTCTTCTGTTTGCGAACGGGTTTCTTATGTCGCACACCGCGTACACCAAGCCCTCCAGTTTGGTGTCTTCTGTTTGCGAACGGGTTTCTTAGACTTCTTGTCTAAACTGCGTTTTGAACTTGTCTTCTTGTTCATCATATCGAGCATCTCCTCTTTAGCCCCAACTTACTGGAGTGTCTCCATCTTAATAATCATCCGCTTTGGAATCTTATTTACTTGGGCTGTTTCTCCTGGACCAATGGTACTGGTTACAGCTACCTGTTCATTATCCATGAACAGAACAAACCCAACCGTTAACATATGTGGCAATGGTTCCTTGGCATAAGACTTTGCCATGTCTTTTTCTATCCAATCCTCTCCGCCTATAGTGTATGCATCAACCCACAATATCTTAACAAGCTTAGGAACCTTATAGGGGAGAACAACTTCATTAGTAAGTGTCTCTTTCTTTACTTGGTTGTCAAGTTGTTTTTGTTTCTTAGCCACATTACAACTCCATGACTTCAAGATAGGGGTGCTTACCATCAAGGACAACACCACAAGATACGACTGGTTTCTTGAGATGGTTCTGTCCATAAGAGAATCCTAGGTGGCTGTGGTCAACTCCACTACCAACATCCATACCAAAGTATCTGGTCTTTGGTCCAACCAACCAGTTGATCCCAGCAATGCTGTGGTGATGCCCCAGTACACAAGACATTGCTCTAGACTTCATTACGTTAAAAGCAGGAAACATCCCGCCAGTACCAGTACCGTGGCTGTAATACACACCGTCAACAATATGGTTATAATCCCATTTCCAATTTTTAGTTTCATAGATTTCTCTATAGTGTTTAATATAGAACGGTGGTATACCCTGATCAGCAGCAAGTCTAAAGACTCGCTCATCGTGGTTACCTATACATACCAATACCTCACCGAAAACCTTTTGCCACTTAGTAATAGCTTCTTTGGTAGCACTGTATTCAGTGCAGGCATCTATGGATTCGGGATGCTTCTTGTGGAAGCTGATGGTGTGGTGGTCTACCACATCACCAATGTGAACCACCTTATTACACTTGTACTTTTTATACACATCTTTTACAAACTCTAGATATTGTGGGTGACAGGCAGGAAAGTGTGTGTCACCTATGACCAAGACTCTACTCATTATCTTCTTTCTTGTTGACTTCAACAAACAGATGCAGATGGTAATTCTCTGGATTACCCAAGGCATTGCTGCTATTCATAAACAAATCATTGATATTCTCTACAAGAATGTTACCTATCTCTTGAGATACTACGGTTACTTCGATTGTCTTTTTCTTTTGCTTTAACTTGGCAAGAGATAGAAACTGCTTCATAAACATTTCCATATCACCTTCACAAGTAATTTTAAAAGCTTTCTTTTTTGTCATTGAAATAGGTACTCCGATTCTTTTACATGGTTTATATCGAAACAACCAGACTCAGGTAAGTCAGGAAGGTTTACATTAAGTGTAAGCTTTAGTTCCTGCTTCAACATTTCAAACAACGGCAACTCATGCATTCTATGGAATTCCTCCTTTGTAAACTGTCTCATTAATGGGATGAATGGAGCATGACATCCATAACTGTCGTGAACCATACTCAGGGAATCTATACCATGCTTCAACATTTGTTCTATCGTACACCACATATGGCTGGCATCCAAAGAATGAATGTAGTTAGGGGATATAGCCAAGTTAACTTGCTTGGAATCTATTGTGTTCTTGTCGTGGTATCCAAAGTACAACTCCTTCATGTTAAACAACTTGGTAACAGACCGCCTTGTTATGATCTCATAGTACTGGTGTACCACATGGAAACCACAGGGTGTTGTCCACTCTAGGTTTCTATTTAGTTCCGAGGCTATGTCAGAGACCTTCTTTAACCACACCTTACCCATATTGGGTTCAGTCAGTGTGGTCTTGAGAGCCTTGTCAATAAAGGTAGCCAGTTCCATAACAGCACCAGCCATCTTATCTTTGGATACCCAGTCCAAGTGTCCCTCAGACTTACAGTATCTACGAATACCAAACAAGGTAACACCATAAGGGTCGGTCATGACCGCCCGTTTGACAACATTCCTGCTGATGTGGTTACCCCAATGTTCCAAGAATGTCTTAGCCCAGTTACCAGACTTAGTATCATTAACACAATCATCTTGCATGATCTGGGTTATTAGATCCGCAACATACTGATACAAGTCCCTAGGTTTATCTGAGTTGGTCAGGTTAACCATCTCAGCCAGTTTCTCAGACTTCATCAGTGCTGCCCAATGCTGGACACCATTACAAGATCCATCCATTTGAATTGGTAGTTGTGTAAGTCCATCTGTTCGGAATAACTCAAACACAGCAGCCAACCGTTGGAATGATGGGTTCTTTTTCTTCTTATCAGATTGCCATAGACCTAGGTTATCATAGGGATCATGGTGGATATCCCTTAGCATATCCATGTTATCATCAACCCACTTGACACGGTTATCAAATGAATCCTTGTCGTGGTCAAACAGGTTTGCAATGTGAACCTTTAGCCAATACAATCCCTGTTCTGTTTGTTTCACTGGGTTTGCAAACCTAATAAGACCACGGTCAAAGTCTGAACTTTGGGGTGACAATAGATCACAAGAGGCATTAGCACGACCACGGAAATCACAGGTATACAATTGATAGAAGAACCCATGCTTCATCATATCCTTGGCAAGTTTCAGCCTGACAAGCATACGACCACGAGATCGTTCCTCTTTGAACCAATTACCATAGGCTTCCTCTTTAAGACCACACCACTTAGCCTGTTCTTCTTTAGTCCCATCTTTAGGGTATGGGTCCGAATAATCAAACGCACTGAACTCATAGGCTGGTAAATTACAAGCACGGGAATTGTTTCTAAACAGGTTGTTCATAACCTGATAGACATCCGTGTTTATTTCCCACTCGGTGTGCATCATTGCATTAAGACCATCGACAACAATTTGAGATGGTGTCGATCCTTTTTGCACAACATACTCATCCCACATCACATCTTTGAAACGCTGCACAACTGGCTTACGAACATATGGTAAAAGATTTCCACCTGAAGAAGCAACAGTGTGTGGCACTGGTGGAACAATCATTGGTCGATACAGCATAGCGGCCAACGCAATAACATCTGTGTGTCTCTTACTTAATTCCTGTAGTACAGAATCAGTAAAGGATACAACAACACGATCAGACCACCGAGATCCTGAGTATCTCTTTGAGTTAATCAGTTTAATCACATTAGACTTCTCAGCAATCCTGAGCATATGGTGACCAAAGTCTTCTCTGTTCTTTCTGGTAAACGAGGATTTACTTAGACCACCCAGTTTCTTTGTGAAAGCCTTGCACCGCTTTGGTGACCAGTTGCGTTGATAGTGAGACTGCTTTATCCACTCATCCTTGTTAAAGTTCTTGGTTATCTGATACCCCACAATATCTATAACCATCTCACTGATAGCATGGGCTATGTGTTGGGCTGTTGGTAAACTTATTGATTCCGAGTCTGTCTTCCTGTCCCACAGGCTAGAGTTAAACCACTCAACAATCAAACACCTAACAGTTATATCAGCCATCTTTGCTGCGCCCACAGCAAACAAAGGTATAGCCCAAGCTGGTGTCTTAGTATTCTTAGCCGAGTAATCAATCCACTCTTGATACAGTGGTGTCAGGTTTTCAACACAAGTATCTAACAAAGATTGCTCTGGTCTACCTTCATCTGGTGCTACATCGTATTCCTTCCAGTATCTTTTCTCAGACACATTCAACATATCTTCTTCAGTTATTACCTGAAGATTTGTTCTCAAGTCTTGTTCTTCCTTGGATAACTGTAACCAAAGTTTTTTACTGGACATATGCCTCCTTGTTTAGAATCCTTCTAGTTCAGGATTCAGTGGGTTCTTTTCATAGTCTCTATACAATGACCTATACTGTTGACCTAGAGAGAAACATTCACGCTGTTCCATATCCCTGATTTCTATGTTACAAGGGAAATGCTTCAGTCTAGCCCTAGCCTCCATTCGTATCTTCTTTGGTACTTTAGGTGTTAACTCAGGATACAACAAGGATACTAAGAATCTTCTAGTTGCCATCAAAGAATTATATCGTTCTTTTGGTATTGTCATTTTTTATTCTTTCTTAGACCTTGCACAGTTCGGTGTCGGTCATGGGTTGCCCTCCTTGAAGCAGTCCCATCCACGCTCTTTCGCAAGTGACAGTGGAGAAGACGAGTAGAGTTCTCCTATATCAATGCACCAAAGCCGCCGCGCCTCGTCGCGCTCGGCGGTGAGGGTCACGTTCTCCTGCCGCAGACGCTTGATCTCCGCAATTGCCTTGTCCATCAGCGATACCGCATCGGGCGCAATCGCCGCAATGATGTCTGTGTCCTTCACTTGCCGTCCTCCTTCTTCGGGCGTCTTGGAAACAGCACGCTTATCCCGATCCCTGCGAGGCAACACAGCATCGTCAGGACGATGCCGACAATCACTCCGATTCCGAAATCGTCGCTCACTTGCTTTCCTCCTTCCGTAGCCGCTGCACTTCCCTCCTGTTCTCCTCCAACGCCCACCGCAGTTCTTCGATGAGTTGCGTGGCGTTCGGTGTCGCTCCGCTCAAGCCTCGCGTCTGCGCGAGGATGCGGTCGGACTTCTGTGCGAGTGTCATGGCGCAGGTGTTACTGAACATGGTAAGTCTCCTTGTTATCAAATCTTCTTGGGCAGAGTGAGGGGGTAGGAAGGTCCGCTGACAACTTCATTCTGAATGAGGATGGTCTTCAGGGTATCGAATGCCTCACCCATCTCCTCTGAGATGTCATCACATGCCTTCTCAATATCACGACCGCTGATGGAGCGTGACGAGACATTATTGTTGAGTTTAGTAATCTTTGCGAACAGACCCTCCATCGTCTTTGCGATGTCGTAGAGGTCAGATGCACTTGTGGTAACGGTCTTGTTGGTCTTGTTCTTTGTTGCAGTCTTAGTCATTGTCAGTCTCCTTGTTGTTAGAGTATAGCAGGTAAATGGTGTGCTGTCAAGCAAACATCTTGCGGATCTTTTTGTAGCCGTAGTATGCCACCATTGACACTCCAGCAACGATGGCTGCGGCTTTGATGTACTTCCAAAAGTTATTCATGGCTTTCTCCTTTCTGTGTTTCAGTTGATTACTTCTGTTGTGACGGGAACGGGTTTTGAGCGTTGCTTGTACTTCTTGTACAGGAAATAGGCAAGGTAGGCAATCGCCGCCAAGATACCCATTTTCAATAGGGACGAGAACCATCCTCTGTCAGCCTTCTCCTGCGGCTTGCTCTCCGCTTCCTCGGTGTGTGCGTGGTTCTTCTTGCAACCACAGCCCGAAAAGTATAGACTGCTGTAGTGACGCAACTCGGACTCAAGGTGACGAATCTTGTTGTCCTTGCTCAACATTTTCCACTTGGTGTCATGCAAGTGAATCATGTAGAGCAGGGACACCACGACGAATCCGACTGTGGAAAGTCCAAGCAAGATGTTGAGATTGTGTGGGGTCACTTGCTTTTCTCCTTTTGTGTGGAGTGTGAAATCAGATCAGATCGCCGTACTGGATGCCAGTCTCGGGATCGCAGTCGCTCGGGCCTTCAGAGAATTCCCGCACCACCCGATCATGGTTCTGCCATGCCTCGTCGCGCTCGGCGGTGAGGATTGCGTTCTCCCGCTCCAGTTCACGGGCAAAATCTGCACGAACAATGAACGCCGACCGCAGACCGTCCTCACTCCACCAGTTTGATTCTGCTGCGTCGGTGCGAGGTGTTTGGGTGTTGCTCATTCGTCGTCCTCCTCAAGTAGGTAGCACCACCCACGGGCGGTGGCATGAAACTCTGGGGTGTCTCCGTCACATCCCTGTGTGACATTACGAGACAACAGAAAACACACTTCCTGTCGTGCCTCGTCGCGCTCCTTACGCAATTCCTCATTCTCTTTACGAAGTCGATCATTCGCTTCAAGAAAAATCTTATCTTGTCCCTTAAGGAATTTGTCAAAGTCAGACACTGATGGTGGAAATCCTGGCCACTTTCTCTCATCATTGAAATAATTCCAACCACGGGAGTTGGCGTAATCTCCTGCAAGGAATCCAGTCAGGTGATGAAAGCCACAGACTTCCCACCTTGCTTCATCGCGTTCCTCCATCAACTTTCTATTCATCTCAGCAACAGGCTCACATGCAGTGCATGAACCTTCAAATCCATTTTTGAGATCGGCAACACGCATGCGGAGATGCTTGATCTCAGCAATGGCACGACCAATCAAAATCTGATGAAATGTATCTCGGTTACCGCTGTTGAGGTAGTTGTTCAGAACATCAACAATTTCACCTTCTGTTGGTTCAATCATTCGTAGTTTCCTTCATTCTGCCACTTTTCATCTGCAAGCCTTTGACCAAGAACCACAAGTTCTCTGAAATGATTCCAATCTACACGGGAGTCAAGCGGCCTATCTCCGACAAACATCAAATCATATCCTTCTTTATGCTTTACGAAATACGCTATCGTCCACTTGAATTTTCCGTCCTCTGACCAAAGACAGATGTGGTGATCGGAACACAATTCAAGGGGGTATCTGGTTGGATTTTCTAGAGGCTTGTAATAACGTGTGTTGACAGGCTTTGAAAGATTGCTCATTCGTAGTTTCCTCCGTTATCCATCGGTGTTTTCCTTGAAACAGTCCCATCCGCGTGAATTTGCATAGTCAACCGCATCCGGGGAGATGTAGGAGGATCTGCCACCCTTGCCACCCATGATCATGCACACCTCACGCCTCGCCTCGTCGCGCTCGGCGCCTGCTGCTTTGTCGATTGCCTTGCTTACATCAAGAGACTTGGGAAAGGTCTTGCTGCTAACCCATGTCACGATGTCGCGCACTTCCCACCCCGCGTCTTCAATAGCGGCAGCGAGTCGATGGTATGTGCGCGTTCCACTAAACGCAAGCAGATATGCACCTGGCTTGGCAACCCGTAGTGCTTCTACCCAAAAGTCTTTGCCTGGAACTCCGCGATCCCACTCGTTGCCCATGAACTCTAACCCGTATGGAGGATCGGAGACAATGGCATCCACGCTGTTCGCGGGAAGTTTACGCATCTCGTCCAAGCAGTTGCCGTTAATGATCGTGAAGTCGCTCATCCGAATATACTCTCCAGTTGTTCTTCATCAATTGATGATGCAATACCAGAAATTATAAATTCACTGTGGGCAAATGCATTAGCAACCTCTTTCATTTGCTCCTTAGTACCTTGAAAATGATAGTCACGATCCCCAGTAATCAAGGAAAACCCAGTGCCACAAAAGATACTGTCGATTGATCGGACAGATGGCAAATACTTCTTTTTGTTTGCTCTTATCCAGTCTTCAGGTTTATTGAGATCAGCATAAGTATCCAAGCTGAATGAGATAAACAGGTCGTATATAACATCCTTAAACTTTAGGCGAGATACTTTACTAATGTTTTTACTAACGATTGATGAATTCTTCTTAGGCATATTCTTTTCCTTGCAATAATGGGGTTAGTTGATGGATAAAAAACTTAGGATATCCAGCAGGATTCGAACCTGCACTGAACGGTATTGTCTACCCGCCTCTACCATTTGGGCTATGGATACCATTAGAGTTCTTTAGCAATTTGCCAAGGCAAGCTTCATAACATTTACCGAAGAGTTCTGATTAGTACCCAACAGATTACTGTAGGCTCGACTCTCCATAGTTGGCTTACGACCACGGCTAGGTGAATGATGCTGAATGTACTTGGTAACTGCATTAACTGCCTGCCATGCTGAAGGTGGCGCAGACAATACCTTACGCTCTTCGTCAAAGTTAGAACACCAAACACCAATCTTTGTTGATGCATCCAAGACAGTATTGTAATCAGATTCCGAAGCATAAGTTTCACTTACTGGGATTAGCTTCCACAGATTCTCATATACAGATACGAAGAATCGCTGAAGTTGTTCCGTTGTCCACACAGTTTTTGATAGATGGTCAACAGAATCTTGGAAGACTTGTCCAGTTGCAGCATAGGTTGCCAATGCCTGTGACATATTGTACTTCTTTTCTTCGATGTTACCAGTGTGGGTAAACCTGAAGCCACCCTTGGAACTGTTTATTGCCATCTTCAGTGTGTTCATGCAGACAACACGAATAGATGTTGGCAACCCAGTCAATGCAATTGAACCATCGTGAGATGAAATCAATGCAAAGTACTTAGTAATCTCATCATTGGGAGAGTTACTTGGGGTGAAACTGTCGCCCTTCAAGAGACAAATAATCTTCTTACCACCCTGTAGACTTAGGGCAGACTCGACCTTTACATTTGAGCCAAGACTGTAGGCTAGATTAAAGATCTCATGGTTCTGAACCAACTGATAATCAGGAGATTGGACAGACAGAATTTCATTGGTATCATTCCTGATAATAGCACAGAAGTTATTGGATTGAGTGGTTGCCTCGATATCCAAGTTATCTGCACGGATACCTGTAGACTTACACACAGTCCAATCTAATCCAGCCAACCGCATTGCTTCATTGGGTTCCATAGCATTGTCTACCGTATAACCCAAACCATGCCATGCTGGTTCCTTGTGAAACACCGCTCCATCAACAGATGTAATCTCATGCATTTGTTATATTCTCCAAGGTTTATCCCCAGTATCTACGAGACACCACAGATAAACCAATAGGTTGAGTGGGAGTCGAACCCACACTGGGTAGATTTTAAGTCTACTGCCTCTGCCATTGGGCTACCAACCTCGATATTAAAACCAATCCAACTGATGCCACTCGCCTCTTGGGATTGGGCGTTCACTGATAACATAACCACAATCATTATTACTAAGGAAGAATCCAGATACCAAATAGACCGAGTTTGTAAAGTTGTTTTGAAACACAGTCCACACCCTGTTTTCTTTCTTTGCTTTAATAAACTCTTCAGATGAGCTTTGATCGCTACGGATTTCTTTTAGATATCCCCAGTTCCTGTTAATATTTTTTGATGGTATGTTTTCCATAGTCATAACTTGATAATAAACTTTGAGTCCTGTACCTTGCCCTTTGGGGACAATATAACTACGCTGCCCTTTGGATCCTTGAATCTTTCATCAGTTATATCTCCACTGATAACATTAAACTTGGTTTGCTTGGGGTCATTAGGAAACACACAATAACCACGGTTAAGAACATCTTCATAGTTAGAACACACAACGGACACATTCTTCTTCTCATTCAAGAACCGTAAACAATGGTCTAGGTTCCAACCTGAATAACTAAAGGTTAGGTGCAGTTGTGGATCTTGTTTCTTATTGCAAGGATTACCCAAGGAATCAACATCATCATTACGATTCACAGCATCCATTAGTTCAGGTCGCTTGGTATAATCATAGTTGATAGAACCAAAGGTATAGATAATGGGTGCTATAGTAAACCAACTGACATCACTGATTACATTACTACGGAAAGCCCATTGACCCCAGCCATGCCTAGCGGTACATAATCCTAGTTCATAGAACAAGGTAGAAAAGAATACCTCGGGGTCTTGTGCAAGTAAGTGTGTCTTACGGATTCTAGCCTGTTGGACACAACTCATTTTACCACGACCTGATTTACCAAGGCAAGCCGATTCACATTCCGCAGACCGTGATGGACACAACTGGTAACCACTAGATGCAGCGGGAGCCAATGATAATCCATAGGTTGGAATACTGGATTTGTTTAGTTTAGTATTACCATTGGGCGGAGTCAGTAACTTGAAGCCTAGGTGGAAACGCTTGCGATTTGTGTAACACTTGACGGCTTCATTATATCCTTGTCTAATAGTTTCTTCAGGTAGAGGTTGTGTAGTTGTTAGGTTCAACATTCTTTATCCATTTGAGTAGAGTTAGATACTTGTCTCTAGTTTCCTTATCTTGATAGTATTCATACGCCAGTTTTACTGCTGCAACTAACAAGTCTTTTGTTTCTTTGTTGATACTCACAGTTTTACCAGGCTCCCTTCATTGTTAGAGTAGAATATTTTATTAAAGATTTCGGTACACCACAACATACAAATAGGACACGGTTTAGATAACCCGATAAGACCATTAGCCTTGAACCTGTAGTTCACAAGCGTAAGATTCTTCAGACCCATATGCTGAACCTTGCGGTAAGCATCCAGTTCTGAATGCAAGTATGGAGTTCTATAGCCCATCCGTAATGCTTTGGGATGCATCTTTGTATGGTTAGTACCCCACGCCAACAGTTTATTTCTGCGGTATATCAAAGAGATATGCATACGATGCCGAGGAATATTAGTGGCTATTCTTTTTATTTCCTCTAGGTTCTGCAAGTTTCCTTACCTCATAGTTAGACTTATGAATCAACCATAGATTACGCCAAGTGTCTGCCTCTGATTTTGTTTTCCATACTGCGGGATTCTCTCTGTCTTCCATTAGCCATCCTTTATTTTTACCTGTTATAATATAGATACCATACATAATCGGGCTGGCGGGAATCGAACCCACATGAGCGCGCTTATAAGGCACGACCTTTTACCAATATCAGGCACAGCCCAATACCCATAGAGTTTATCTATGGGTTTTACTTTAGTTATTCATATCATCTGTATCATCATTCATATTGAACAGAAAATCAACATCGAACCACTCAAAGGAAGTCTGCAATAACTTCTGATAGTTACCGCTTGTTGCTTCCTGAAGATACTGATCAACTTCTGTATCTGAAAGACCCGCTCGACGGGCTGCATTCTTACATTTAGAAAGAATTTTCATAGCATTACCATCATATATAGTTACCTTGACATCAGGATACTTTGGGTCTTTCATGGTATTATCCTTGCAATAAACCAGTGGTTTCTGAAAGATCAATATACTCCTTGTGTGTAGTATCGGGTGGGATATCTCTAATAACTTCATCCAAAAGACCCGACTCTAGAATAAACCGAAGAAGTTCCTCTCGTGATAGATGCTCGTGGTTACAGAACTTGATACCAAGATACTCATATCCTTTCAGGATATCGTCCAACAGTTCTTCTCTACAGGATTCAAATGAAACAGGAAAATCAATACCAAACTCTGAAAGCCTAGTGCGATCCGTTGTCCACGGTGCTTTCTCAAAATCATAATGCATCATCCAGTAGTCATAGTCCTTATTGTCATTGTTGACAATCAAAGATTCAATCATAGCCCGACGATGCTGACGCTTGTTAGAGATAATAGATTCGATTTGTTCATTACTGTGCATTAGAAAGTTCCTGTGATAACTTTGTTGTGTTGCGATACATCCATTCCTTGGAGACAATAGTTTCGTACCAGTCTTGAATACTTGGGATACGCCCCAAGTCTTCGATAACATGCTGTTCACCAATCAGTCTAACAGGGATTTCCTTACGATCACTGTTTACTAGAATAGAACCAAAGAACTTTTCAAGTTGAAAGATACCCATTGAATGGTGTCTCAATGCCCTATGTCTGAAGTCAGCATATGCAGATTTGCTTTCGTCAAACCATGCATGAATGCTAGTGTAATCGCTTGGACAGCCACCAAACTTTTTCACAGAAGATAATGCGTGATGGTATGGGTGGCTCATTAGAATGTTAGAATAATATGGTCGGTTTCGTAAGTAGTGATTACCATGTTGTTTATAATCTTGATATTGACCTCATCATTTGACAAGGTAATAAAGATTTCACCGTTGCTGCCTTCATTGATTTCCCAGCCTGCATAATGATCACACAAGGTGGTATACATAAAATCACGCAAAGCCTCTGAAACATTCCATGGGACAACAGATTCCTTTGGGGTAAAATCAGGAGAATCCAGCATACCCTCATCACCATATCCTGTATAACTCAAATAAACTTCAGTAACACCCAATGATCTCAACGCCGCAAAGATGTTTTCTTTTTCCATAGTTTCTCCATTAGTAGTGCAAATACTAAAGTCAAACCAAGAACCAGTAAAGATACTGGGGTCAAGTCAATGAAACAGAGAATGATACACAATAGAAAGAACACTAGGGTTGTATTAGTTTGTTTCATACAACTTTAGGAAAGATTCCTTTAGGGAACATGGCACAGATGGATCGTCAATCTCCCACTCTAAAGACTCAAGGGGTGAGGTAGAATCCCACATTCCAATGAAACCAATACCAGCTTCGGCATATTCCAACATGATATTCCCATCATACATATTTGCTAGGGAATCAAAGAAAGAAATAGGTGGACTCCATGCCGTAAGAAACTGTAAGGTAACAATATCCCCATCCTTGGAGATATCTATATCTTCGCAGGATACATCCCACTTTGTGTTCCACTTGTTACAATGATCTTCTATAGAATCTTCTGCGGGAACATATTTAGAGAAAAACTCTCCATTACCAAGAGAAACATATTCATAAATCTCTTTGGCGATTTCACCAGACAATGTAACTTTATTCATGCACCAGTTTGGCATTAGATACTCCGAAAGATTTTTCCAAGATATGCAGAAACCATTCCTGCAAGGGCAAACAATAGACCAAGACTGATCCAAGCGGCGGGTGGCATTACACCTTTATCATGATCATACAATCCCCACAGTGCAACAATAATCATACCAATAATAAAGACAAGACAAATAATATCCCAGCCCACCCACCTGTTTGTATTAGACCTGAAATAAATCGCAATCGATGCACCACAAGCGATACACCAAGTAAACATAGCAATACCAAGAATCCAAGCCATATGTTATCTCCATTATGATTCCTAACAATACATATCCACCATGGATATGCATGAAAGAAACAAGTACCCCTGTGCATACCCGTCGATATACACAGGACGCACTATGCTTATTACTCTGTTTATACTCGCATAGTCGAGTAATCATCTTTCATATCAGGATATATTATCAGTAAGGTAAAGACAATCATAAAAACCTTATCAGCCATTTGTCCCCTAAATGGTCATACCATAGTGGAAGGACTATAAACCCACTACTACACCCTTGCGGGGCGTTTATTATTTAGGTTTGCATCGCCTAAACAATATCCTATTGCGGCTTACCGTTGCAACGGATCCGCCATAAAGATTGGATTGAAAGAAATACTAGGGATTTCTCCCTAGTATTCCATGGTGTGGTGTTTATAGATAACACCTAACTATCTTACGGAGATAAGATTATTCCTCGAAATACTGGGACGATGGCAAGTTCAATGCCTTGTTGATAGCAATAACATTGTCTTCCACAGTCAACACCGCAGCGGTCAACGCTTGCCGCAGTTCAGCCACTTCAGACTTGAGATTATTCAGTTGTGTTTGTGTTGCATACAACATCTTTGCCAGTTCTTCCATACTGTTATTCATTGTTTTTTCTCCATAAAAAACTCTGAACTACATACTCACCATGAATATGTAAACTTCCAAACCAAGGTCTTGTGCTAGGGTAATCATGGACTTTGTTCCCCTAGATTGTCCATCCCAAATGGCGATAAGTGCATCGGCATTTTCCGCCATTTGTTTATTGCGGATATACCCTGCACTCTTGCCATAAGTAGCCCATTGTGCAGGGTATGAATGGACTGGGATACCATTAGCAATAGACCATTGTTTGCCAAGTGTATCCACCCCACGCGCTTCACCGCAAACAGTAGCGGTAATCTCAAATTTCGATTCCAGTATTGCAGACTCAACAATACTAGGGTCAACAATATCCCTAGATCCTGCAATGATTGTTCTCATTCTGTTATCTCCATAAAGAACTCTGAACCATACATACCCACCATAGGTATGTATTGAAAAGAATACTGGGGATTTCTCCCCAATATTCCAATGTGTTATCGGCAAGGTGTGCCGCATGGATAATACCCATGCAACTTGCCATAGGCTTCCCATGATTCTGCGAAAGCCATTGCTTCATCATAGGTCAATCCATCTTCATCCCGACCATCTTCAACTTCAATCCACATTTCACGCTCATTTTCTTCCGCAAGTTCCTCTTGCAGTTCCATTTGTTCAGCCACAGACAACTCCTCTGCGATCAACTCACAAAACCAACCAACATCAAACTCATTTGAAGAATCATACTCTTTCATTTTTTTCTCCGTACACAACACTCTGAACAATACATATCCACCATAGATATGTATATTTTTGCCCCGTGGCATCGACAATGGGGTACAATTGAGCCGCCCAATCGCCCCGATTCCACCAAAAAAAGCAGGGGATATCGTGAGCATTATACTCACGATATCCCCCGCATGACCCGTATCAGTACGGGAGTCCGAACGCTCCCGTGAACGCCACCGATTCAGCAGTATTCTTGGGGCGATTCTTGGAGCCAAGTGGTCGCCCACGCTTGCGCCCGCCCAACCCCGCCTCCGCCTCACGCGCCACCGTGCGCTGGAGTGCCTGCGCCTGCGGAGGAGTGGCACGAGTAGGCTCCACCGTAGTGCGAATGCTGCCATCGCCCGTGAACGCGGGGGACTTGGTTCCTTCAACATATCGGGCATTATCAAACAATCCGACGCTCAACTTCACTTCATCGGAACAACCAGACTCCGCCCGCTCCCACAGAGTACGCAGATCCGCCTTCGTGAGCGTCACGGACACGCTGATACGAGGCCCATTTGCCACAGTGCCATCATTCAGCCACGCTGCTGCCTTACCAACCTTCTTGAACATTATTATATCTCCTAAAGATGCGAAACAATCCCACGGCGGGACTGTCGCAAGGGTACGATTGAGCCGCCCAATCGCCCCGATGCCTTGCTGCCACCGAAGGTGACCACCACCGACCCCCCCCCTTGTGTGCGCGTGCATGGGCGTGTGCATGGGTGCGCGGATCTCGCGCGGGGGGGCGCGGGGGGGTGCGTGCGCGGGACCACGGGAGTGGTACCCCCTTGTAAATTTTTGGTACCTAAGTCGATTTCTACGGGATACCCAAGTCAATACATTTTATTATTGTTGTGTTGTTCTGACTTGGTTGACCGTAGAGAACCTTAGGTTAATCCCAAAGTACCTTAGGTTAACCATAGTAACCTTAGGTAAGAATAACCACAACAATCTTTAAACCTAAGTGATCTATGGTTAACCTAAGTAAACTACAGTATCATCTATAGCCCCAACTATTGGGATCTACCTAATAACCTAGTTAACAAAGGTGAAACTCCCTTAAGATCAATCTCAGATTCTTGCTTTATATCAGTCTTAAAACCTGGGGGAACTATAGGTACCTGTAATGCTTTCTCTTTGACATAGTTCCTGTTGGTTGGTTCTTTGGGTGTATATGTTTCCATGCCATCTTTACCCAAACCAGGTGCTGTAGAACTACGGGGGGCAGAACCTGTGGGTGCAGAACCAAGGGGTATACCACTACGAGAACCACGACCACTACGGGACCTAGATGAATATGGATTGGGTTGTGTTTGAATACCATCCAAGATCCATTGCAATGCATTGGTTTCATCAATGTTTGCCCGTTCCTCTATGATTCTAGCTGGGATCATCAGTGGTGACTTGTTAATGAAATGTCCTGGGACTGCTAGAAGTTTTTGACCTGGGCTGGTAGATGGGTCATCATCAAACATTGCTTGGGGTACTTGTATGACCTTCCTTAATAAACTGAGAGTTGAGTTAGCACCCACTATAGGAGAACCACCAATACCTGTTGATACCAAGGATTGTACTAACTGGTTTGGATTACTGGTTCCACCTGTAAAGTTGTGGACTGTTCTGACGGCTGCTTCCAACAGTGGTGTAAATGATCCCACCATTGGCAATCTTGTGGCAACTCTGATGATCATGCTTTCTGGGTCTGATTCCAATTCATTTAACATGTCTTCAATTTCACGACCACTAGCCCATTCTCGGAACAATCCAATCAATGTTTCTAACACAGCATAGAATACCAGTGTGCCAATCAATAGATTTGTGGTACCACGGTTTGGGGCATTCAACATAACATCATCATAGAAAGATGACATGTAAGATGTAATTGCAGCCAACACTTTACCTTGTTCGGATCCCTCAAGTACACCCATTGACCTGTTTAAACCATAGGATGCTGTAACTGATCGCTTTCGGATTCTTCGTTCAATACCTTCTTGGAAATCAACAATTGCTTTTTGGTAAACCTCTGGGTTAATTGGCGGGTTTGTCATGTTCCCCAAGTCACGGTATGCCAAATGCAATTCTCTGAAATCAATAACACCATCTAGTGCGTTGGCGTGGTTTAATCCCCAACTGATTGCATCCAAGTTGGTAATGCTGTCTAGACCGCTGGTTACTGCGTAGATTGCGTCGAACTCACTGAGTCCAGCTTCCCTTGCCAATCTCTTGTATAACTTGGTAAGCTGTCTTTCTGCTTTCTCTGATCTCTCACTGGCTTTCAGCAATCGTTCCATCTCAGCTCTTATTGTTGGTTCTTCTCGTAGCTCTAAGAACTTTCTTATCTTACCACTTCGGATCATCTTCAACAACTTACGGTAATGTCTTGCCTTGGCATAGTACCGTGTCAGGTTGGTGTTATCTGTAACACCACCAAGCAATACTGCGGTTTGTCCAAGCTTGGCTAAATTATCCGCAACCAAACCTGAGATACCACCGCTGATATTGGGTGTTTCCCAAATAGCTTTATATGGTTTAGACAAGTCCATATCAAAGTTTGCATCAGCAATGCCTTCGTTAAGGTGGGTGGTGTGTTCTTGATGCCAATCTTCTATACTGGTTGCAAGATCATCAATTTGGAATCTGTGGTGTGAATCTCCTCTGGTGAGAACATTCAACAAATTAGATACCAACCTAAAGATACCAACTGGAATACTGAGTCCACCAGTTCTTATTGAACTCTTGATAAACTCACCAACAGCTTCTGGTGACTGGGCTACACCATAAGCAATACCACCAGCCATGTTAATTACACCACGCAAACTTTTTGCTGCGTTTCTTGTTTGTCTGCTGCCAATACCGCTTCTTGGTATTGATCCATTGTATTCCGCATATTGCCACATCAACCGAGACATACCATCATAGACATCTTGTTTATGAAACACTTTGTCTTCTGGTTTTATGCTGTCGAACTCATCAATGTACCTCAGGATTCTTTCTTCCATCATCATTAAAAACTGCTTTGGACGCAAGCCTGTTTGTCCTGCCAGCTTATCAATTGTTTCTTGGAACAACAAATCAAATACACGGTATCTTACAAAGTTTTGGTATGCTGCATGTAGATCTGTTCTTGCAAGTTCAAACAACTCTGGATTCCCAAGTATTTCTGCTGTTGAGAAGTTCCTGATGGTGCTTTGGTAATTCTCGTAATGGTTGGTGTCAATATCAGGTCTATCGTTTCTTGTTCCAGCTATTGTGCGTGCGTGTCGTCCACGCTTGGCTTTGTAATCCAACAGATCCCGTATCTCAACTTCAACCAAGGACAAACCAGAGAATTCTTTCTTCCACTTATCCAGGACATGCTCGGAACTACCTGAAACTGTTTTGTAATACCTGTCTAAATCCGCCTTGGAAAGATCTTCGATTGTCTCTGGCACTCTATAGACATTAATAACATCACCTTTCTTAATGGTAAAGTATTTCTTACCCTTTATGCCAAAGTATTTATCTAACCCCGTTGGTGATGTCACAGTCGTGACAAACAGCTTTTCCAGTGTTTCGTTATCCAGATAAGTTGCTTCTGTTTCTACAAACTTTCGATTCTTGGTATAAAATGTTTTGACATCTTCAATATCCAAGATACCCATAACAATCAAGGTGTTGATATCTAACATATCATCATTCAACTTGGATTGTGTTCTGGTTTCAACCAAGCTTCGTACCAACTTGGCATACTTTTGGTTATCCATTAGAATGTCATTCAGTTTCTGCACAACGATCTGTATTGGCAAATACTCATCTGCTGGGACATCTTCACCATTCTTATCAACAACTTCTCGCCACCCAGTCTTTCTCTCTAGGTCCAAGATTACTTTGTTAATATGAATCATCTCTTCTCGGTATTTATTTAAGACCGCAGCAATATCATCTGCATCAGCAATACCCAACAACTCTTGTATTTCCTTAGCTGTGGGAGATACCTTTTTTTGCCAAGCTTCAATCTGCAATCGTTGCAACTGTTTGACCTGACCATTTGTCAGTTTTAACTTGGTAATTTCAGATGCAAAGATTCTGTGTATCTTTGCAAGGTTGCTGACTAACATGATTGCTTCGGTCTTTGCTCTGTTTGCAGACCGCAATGGTGTTGCCCCAGGTGCCACAAGCTGACCAACCATTGTCTTGGTATCATCAAACATGGCAGATAACAACCGCATTGATCTTTGCATTGATCGTGTTGTTGACCCTAGGCGCGTTTTAGATTGAATGAAATTAACAGACTTGGACATGAAAGTTCTCCAAATGTTTCTGTTGGATCTTTCACTGCCACCAAAGATAAAACTGATAAAGTTGTTCTGCCTTAATAACATTGATGAGCTGTTGTTAAAAACATCCATAATGTTATCAAGCATTGTATTCAACGTCAGCTTCTCTTCTTCAGGAATTTCATCCACCTTCAGTTCTTTTGTTTTTGAGTTTTCAACCAGAGGCATTGGTTCTACTTGAGACTGGGCTGTTTGTTTCTGTCTTGCAACCTTTGCTTCTGTGGTTGGTGGGATGATTGGTTCTTTGTTTCGGTTATTGATAAAGTTTAATAACTCATTATCAACACCCTTGAGAGACATCTTACCATCTTTGATTGTAACATTATCTGGTATCAACGGTGGTGTAAACTTTTGGGTTTCCGTTGAAATATTTTGTGCAGCCTGTCTATAGATTTCCTTAAGGGTCTTTGGCTTGTAATACTGGAGACTGACCTTATTGGCGTCTTCCTCAGCCAGTAACTTGGTAACCTGTTTCCAGAAGTCTTGGACAATGTTTACATTGTTTGCAAACCGTGCTCTATTACGATGCATGATTGCCGAGTTAATGTCAACAAACTCCAAGAACATCTCCTTGAATGCATCTGGTATTCCAGACAGCATTGCATTCCTTGCCTTCTTATCCAACGACTTAAGGAACTTGGCAAGCAGGAACTTGAAAGACCCAGCATCTGTACCACCGTCCCTGAGGGATTCATTGCTTTCTGTTAAACCCACCATAACCTGTTCTGCCTCAGTTGTCAGCGGCAGATCGGTTCCAGAACGATTATCGGACCCTTGGGTATCCTTGGGTCTTTTTGGCTGGACCGTTGTATCGGGTTTAGCCAATGGTTCAATAACTGGGATATCCTTGTTGTTGGGACCCCGTTCCACCGTAACCCTGACACTTGGCTTTGCTGCCCTTGGTTTGGCTTCTGCAGCCTTTTGTTTTTTCGGGGGCTGAGGTATGGGCTTTTCCTCGGAAGCCTCAGGAGCGGCTTCAGGAGCCTTGGTTGGCTTGTCTACGGTTTTCTTAGGTCCAGCCACCTTGGCTGGTTCTGCCCGGGTGATGCCGCCGTAAGACCATTCGTATTCACTGAACAAGAACTTCATGGTTGTCTGTCCAGTTCTTGGATCAACAACCCTGACGGCCTTGATATCAAGTTTCTTCATAAGATCCAGGAATCGACTAACGGCTTCCTTTTCCTTGCCATCTTTATACAACTGTTTGATAAAAACTAACAATGGATTAATATTGTCTTTGGTAAACTGGGGGTGTGATACTCCATTAAGAATTGTTTGGATTGTCTTAAGGGACGCAAAGAAGTAGTTACCAGCCATACCATCTGCATTGTGCCATGCTGCAGCCGAAGCCGTGGTCCATTCAACCTTGGTTTTTACACCAGAGCTGATGAATTGACCTTTTGAATTTCTTGGTCTACCGTCCATTGCGCTTTCGGCAACAGCTGGCTTAACGTGTGGTGTCAGTGGCGTTATTGGTTTATTTCTTCGATTAGCTACAACGGTTACTGGGCCAACGGTTTCTTCTGGTTTAATGATTGGAACTGTTGGCTCGGCTTCTGGTGGTGTTGACTCAATGGCTCTATCAATAGCATTGACTTCGTTTTGTTGTTCAATAGACTCGGTGACTTGTTCTATGATTTCTTGTTTTGATGGTTTTGCTACAGCTTGTTTTGGTTCTTGTAATTTCTTCTGGTTTTCTATCAATGCTTTGAGAACAGCCATTAGATCCTTGTCATTGACATCTTCAATAGATTTTCCGTATTGTTTTTTAACAGCTGTTTCGATAATCCCACGGGATGAAACAACAACATCAGAGAAGGTATCTGAAATGTCTTTTGTATCAGCCAACTTAATTTTAAATTTGGCAGCTTCTTCCAGGATTTCATCTGTTGTTAAACCCTTGGCAAGGCTGGCAACAACAAACTTTCGTTTGTTCATAGTTGCTTTATTTTTACCATAAATTTCAAACCCAAGATCAGCAAGCTCAACTAACTGATTGGCTTTTTCTTTGCGGATTTCTAACAAAGGCAGTTCTTTTTCTTCTACATCAATTCTGGTAACAACCGTTTCGTCACCAAACTTTTCAGTCTGAGGTGAATAAACTTTTCTGTATTCTTTTTCAAAACGCTGGAATAGTTGGGATTGGTTTTTCTTTTCATTGGCTAACCACGCTTCATCTGTTAAATCTGATGTTAACTTCTCGCCACGTTTACCAAACAATGTATCTGTGACTTCCAGCGATTCGTTTTCTGCATCTATAAACTTTCGCCAATTTGATGCTGTTAATCCAGCAGATGATTTTCCAGTTAACTTTTTTTGTTCATCTAAGAACTTATTATAAGCTGCTTTGGCAATCCGAAGCCTGAGTTCTTTGCCTGTAGCAACATCCGTTCCATCTCTTTTCTTAAAGAATATAAAACCCTTGTCAGTTGAAATATTACCAACAATCTCTGCAATATGGCTTTCAAGATTTTGGCTATATTTTTTATCAACAGAAAAATTGTTGATTATGATTTTTTGGATACGTTTAATATATTGCCAAGGATTTTGTAAGACCTCATCAAGCAAATCTTCTTGCTCGGGTGTCAGTGGATCTTTTGATTCTGGTCGTTCCTGTTTAATTGTAATTGGGTCTGCAATTCCAGACTCGTAAGCCGAGGAAAACCGGATAACTCCATTATCACCAATCTGTAAGTCACCAGTATTCAGTCCATATTGGATTTTGCTTCTAACTGTTTCCAAATCCCTGGTTCTAGTTTCTGGACTAAAGGTTAAACCCTCGGTCAGTTTATCAAACAAGGTTTTATCGGTTATATCACGAAGCATTTTTTCTGCTTGTTCTACAGCTTTTGTGCTGGCTGCTGGTTTGGTAGCTTGTGGTCTTGGTTTGATCTTACCGCTTGCCACTGCTTTCCGATAGTCTGCCTCTAGTTCTGATTCTCTTTTGGGGGCATAGTATGCTCTAGCAGCTTTAGCAACAGTATTAATAGCTTTTCTTCGGTTTTCTGAGTTTGTTTTATGCGCTTTTGCTGCAAGTGGTGAAACTTGCAGCATTGCTGCAAGTTTTGAATCAGACGAAAGTAGTACGGTTTCATACGTTTCATACCTAAGTCCTACTTTTTGGAAAGCTGCTTCAAGTTCTGGTGTAAGACTTTTTTTTGGTAAAACCGCAGCTATAAAACTAGATAACGGAATTTTTTTTATTGGTTTGGCTTCAAAGTAATTTATTTTGCTGGTTTTAAGATCATCTAAATACTTAAAGACATTTTCAATAAATTCAAGTGGCACTGTTTCGGTGGCATAACCAAACTCATTAAGTATTGTCTTAAAACGAACTATACTGTGTTCCTTTGGAAAACCGTACTTAAGTAAGACTTGGTGAAAAGGAAGGGGCTTTCCCAGGCTAGCCTCATACCGTTCATAAAACGCTTCATCACCTATACCAAAGTTCAAATCAAAATTAGTAATGGGATGATAGTTGTCACTAGACTCTCTTAAGGCGTTTAGTGTGGCATCTAATTTAGCAAAATCTTCTAAATGTTCTTTGGTATCTGTTATTCTGGTTTTTGCTTCTGAACGCATTTCCTCAATAGAGGAGAATTGAGAAATTAACAAGGATGCGAGTTGTTGGGAATTTAAATTGTCGTCATCTAAAAACACACCGATTCCCCGCTGTTGGTGGCCTTGCATATAATGGAACAGATTGTCGTCGTTCCAATCAACAAGCTTACCACTAGCATCTACAAACTGTGTACTAAAGAAAGGGGAAGTAGTCAGGAACAACCACTTGTAAAAATCTTTAGTATTTATCCCGTATGGTTGTAACAGGTTTTCAGCACCTCTGTTAGAAAGAGAAAAATTTTTAGTCTCAAGTTTTTTAGTTATTGTTTTCCAATCTGTATCAGAAATAGAAATACCGCTAATATATGCATATAACCTATACGTTTCTATATGTTGTTCTAACATGCGTATAAAAAACGGTTGATCTAAAAAATCATAAGAACCATCTTCTTTTTTAAGAACAGGAGAAGACCCTCCATCTGGAGGGGTTGCGTTAAGTACTTTATCTATCAGATTCTGTAAGTTATTACGCGAAGGTGTTGATGATGAGTAGTTTTTAAGAACCTTAAAGAACTTCTCTAGTTTTTCTAAAGCTTGTGGGTTTTTACTAGGTAACCAAGTTTGTATTTGTTCTGGTAACGTTACAGTATATGCATCTCCGGAATAAACAGGAACTCCGGTTTCAGGATCTATGTGGCTTTTTGTTCCAATAAGAGTAATATCTCCAAAAGTAGCAGTGCTGCCTTTTTCGGCTGTTACTACACCCATGGATGGGGCTATTAGATCACCACCAGACTTAACCACTTTGAAAAATTGGCTAGAAGAGATGTTAGTGGTGGTTAGAAGAAGTGTACTATCGTCTGATTCTCTTTCGGGCGCACCCAGTAATCCATCAATATGACCCAAAGTTTCTGCAGTGTTTTGTACCAACCTAGGCGAATCATTGGGTATAATTTTATTGCTGTAGATTGGCATCAGCTGTGTGCTGGGGTTAAACACCACATAATGACGAAGCTGTTGTTCTGGTGCTTTGGGATCAACTTGGTTGGGGAATGAGCGATAGGTCATATCCTCAACAATAATACCATCATAACCAAACTTCTTAAATATAAGAACATTTAACAAAGATTCTGGAATGTCCCCAGCAAGCAACTCTGCCGCTTCGTTTTGTTCTGCCCAAAACTCATCAGGAAAATTCCACTCTTTGTCTTCGTATCGAAAGTTTATTCTAGCATCATCCTTTGAAAAATGTTTGCGCCACTGCCCAGGCCCAGCATCAAGATGCATGGCTAATTCTTGGTCTGTCTTTAAACCAAATTTTTCCATGTATTCTTTTTTCAGTTTCTTTGTTATATCTTGCAACACAAACGGAGGTTCTTTACCTTCTTTTATTGGGTTAATAATAATTGGGTTTTCAATGTTGGCATAGTAATAATACGCATACTCACCAACATTATAATTACTAACCCCAGAGTAGTCTACTAGATAGGTTTCTCCATCAGACTCTCTGTTTGTCAAGTATACGCCATAACCCAACATATCTGTATGTGGAAACAGTAAGGTTGCTTTAAGACTTACATTCCACTCGTAGGTGCCACCTGATTTTCTTTTAATTCTACGAGGAGTATAATGACCCATAACAACTAGCTTCCCAGTAACAGGATCTCTGGCCTGTGAATTAGCAAAAGCTTTTTCTGCTTGTGTTGTTGGGTTGTTGTTAATTTTTTCAATTATTTTCTTAAGCTTCTTTTGCTTGTTTAGAACAACAGCAGCCTCAGCAAATCCTTTGAACATGGTATAAATACTGCCAATGTTTTTTGATTCACTGTCAAACTCAAGTAACTCCAGTGTTCCGCCTGTTTTGTCTTGGTTTGGTTTGAACAAATAGTTATTGCTTGGGTTTGTTCCATGAACTTCTGGATTATACTTAACTGTGGTTACTTCGATTGTCTTAATCAGATCATTAAACTCAGGTGATTTAGCAACCAAATCAAACAAACTTATTTCAAGTGGAGTTAACAGAGTTTGTTCTTGTAAAGCAAGCACCTGTTCTCGCCTAGCTGCTTTTTCAGCTGGGACTTTTATTTTTTCCATCTCTTCCGTTTCGGGGTTATACACTTCTGCTGTTTCGGTGCCAATATAATTTTTTCTAAAGTTATTTAAATACTCTGTTAATTCATCTATTAACTGTAGACCAGTTAGACGCTTACCACGAACAGAGGCTCTTTTTAATTGTTCAATAAGAGTCAGGTCTTCCAAAGCTCTTACTGGAGCACCAAGCTTTGCCGCTGCTTTACCAAGACTGTAGCTGAAGAAATTACGCATCAACACATCTGGTGTTGAAAGCATAGTCTTTCTTTGCAATCTTGCATCCTTCTTTTTTTCTGTATCCAGATATTGGGATATATCAGCTGGACTAATTTCCGTTTCTGACCCAGACCGCTTAATTGGTGGATACCCGTTTTCTACCAAGGATTGGTTGTAGATGTCAATAACAGAACTAAAGTATTTTTTATTGATCTTCAAGTATCTTGACATTGTATCAATAAACTCAGTGCGGTTTTTCTTTAAACTGAGTCCGTCAAGTTTGGTATTCAAGAATGCATCAACATGTATTGGTGTTACTTGCTCTGAGGAGGTGTACTCAACTAGGGCGGCTATTTCATCTTCTGTAAACAAATAGCTTATCTGCTTTTGTGACAGCGTTAGCTCGTCTTGTGTTGGTTGGAATATCCGTATAAGCTCTCGGTTAATTTTATCCTGCAGTTCTCGAGTGGTTAGGTATTCACGGTCACTCAGTAATCGCATAACAGTATCTTGATATACAATTCTAGAAATCAACAGTCCAGAGTTCTTATCAAGCAACGACAACATTTCCTTAACCGACTTGAATACCTGCTCTTCCTCAAGTACCTTACTTAGCTTTAACGAATCCAAAACATCCATCAAGGATTGACCAATTGAAACAAACTTCTGCATTAACATCTTACGAACCAACCCTTGGTTTGGTGCTTGGTTAATAAAGGCAGCCAGTCTAACTTCGTCAATCATCATAACAGAAAAAGCTTCGGCCATTAACTCTTGTGTATTACCGCCAAGATAGTATTTGTTTATCTGGTCTGTATCTAAAGTTTCTCGCAAAGAAACAATAAAGTCTGCTTCTGATGAGAACAGATTACGAATATTCATCAAAGAAGAACCATGACCAAACATCTCAAAGACATGTCCAATCTCATGCAATACATTTTTAATTCTATTCATTTCTCCTGGTTTACCAAAGTATTCTCCAACGGTGACTTCTCCAGCTACTGGGTCAACCATAGACCGTTCTCCACCAACAAGCTTACTGATTATGCTTGCAGCTCCAGAGTTCCAGTTCAGGTTAACCGTAGCTGCCAGGATAATACGAACATCGGCTTCGGTTAATCGACCAGATGCAACAAACTCTTGCATCGTTTTGTAATAAGCTGTGATGTGTTCTTTGTTTCCCCTAGCTTCTTCAATAAAGGCTGCTGGGTTGGTTAAAACACCAGTGATTCGTTTCTGTTGGGCTGGACTGAGCTTTCTTGCCTTTCGTGAACCACGAAGAATTCTGCGTAGGGTTGTTTTACCTTCCCGACCAAACAACATTGCTTCAATCGTATCTTCAATCTCTTTCTTAACCTTTGGATCATTCAGCTCTCTTTCAGTTCTAAGAGCCATGTCCTCTTTGGCTTCGGCGGTTGCCGCATCAACCCGCTCCTGTGTAACATTTATTGTTGGTTTTTCTGGTGTAACCGCAGCTGTGGGGGTAACTGCAGCTGCGGGGGTAACCTCAGGTGTGGGGGTCACTGCGGGTGTAACTTCAGGTTTGGTTTCACTTACGGTTACCGGCTTCTTGTTATTCTTAACAGAATCAAATATAGCCTCAACGGTTTTTCTGGTAGATGATTGTGGTGTGATTGTTTCATCTAGTGGCTTGTTCAGTCTAACAGCGTTATCAACATCAGCCAAATCTTCGACTGACAAGGTAGCCCTCAGTTTTGCTTTTGTTTCATCAAACAACTGCAGCTTACCAGCCAAAACAGTAGCCGACTGCTTTACATCATCTGGTGCATCTATTTCACCTAAAACATCTTGCAGCTTCTTTTGAACAGCAGGCACATTCAGCTGTTCTAACAGGTGTACTTTTTGTTTTGTAGTCAGGCTGCTCCATGGACCCACGGTAGACAGGTTATCTAATACATCATTTAGGGATTTTATGGTCCCGCCTCTGATACCACGATCAATGAAATCAAGAAGCTCTTCACGACCACCACGATTATCTAGGCTAGGTTTAAGAGCTTTGTCAGCTTGCTTTGGTGTTGCAACAGCTTCAGCAGCATCAACAGCGTTTGCTGCGGTTCGTGAAGCATCGTTAATGTCTGACAGCTCTGGCTGTTTGCCCTTTGAGACTGCCGTGTGGATTGTTCCAGAGATTGGGTCTACATTTCTAAACAGTGTACCGTTGGTAAGTCGTTTAAAGTTGTTCAGTGTTATAGCAAATGGGTGTTGTTCCATTATTGCCATGGCTTTTTCTGGTGATAAAATCCCAGCCTTGGCCAACCTCTTTACCCTGGCGTTACGGAAGGCTGGGAAAGCAGAGGCTACGGATGACCCCAGTATGCTAAGTGAGCCACCAAAGATTGCTCCAGTAACGGCGGCATTACCAACCTCATCCCAATCAAAGGATGACTTCATTTCTGGGTTGTAATAGTACAGTGCGTTAGCCAAAGCTATGTTGTTCTGTTGTCCCATGTAGTTTTGTGCTGCGCCCCACCCAGCACCCACAGTAGCCGTAGCCAAGGCTCTCCTGACAACACCCCACTGCATAGCAACTCTAGGTAGATCACCAGTCAAACCCCACTTAGCAAAACCCAAGGCTCGACGACCAAACCTGGCAATTCCTAAACCAGCTTTGGCTGCTCCAGCTGCTTGTGTAACACCGGCGGGTATTAAACTTATTCCAGCAGATATACCTAACTCAACACCAACTTCAGTTGCAAGATCAACACCACTACCAACCATGCCATCCTTAAAGCTTAAGAAAAAGCCTTTGAATTTTTCCGTTGTGCTTGGAACATAGTCTGCTACTTGTTGTTGAATGTTTGAGCTATTCATGCGAGACATCAACATCATTCTAGCGTGGGTTTCATTTCTAGCCCCACGGAACATGTCTTCTGTTACCCCATAATTCAATAGACCATCTTTTACATATGGGTCGCTTGCAATTTTGGTGTTAAACCACGCTATGTGATTAAATTTTGGATCAAATTTATCAACAGCAGCAACAATATCATTCATGGATGTGCTGGGTAAACCACCATGGGCAACGTCGTAATACAACTTATACTCATCATCACTGATTATACCTAGAAAGTGCATAGTATCAGCTGCATTGTCTGAAACTGATTTTATTAACTCAGGTGTATCAAAAAGGTTCCTCCATACACCAAGACCCCCAGCTATTGCTTTACCAATAACACCCTGGGATCTATAGAAATTTTCTGCAGACATTTCAATTGGTTTTTGTTCAAAGCCATTCAATCTGGCTTGAATATATGTAACCACTTCTGATTGCTTTTTGAATGCCTTTAGATTTTCTGGGTCTGTAAGATCAGTCTTGGCCAAAATATCTAGTTGTGTTTTTTGGTTTATCAGGTTGGTGTCGTTAATGTCTTCTTCATTAACAATAATCTCGTTAAATGTTGGCAATCCAATCATTTGTCTAATTAAAGGTGCTTGACTTGGATCCACACCACCACTAATAAGCGTGTTGTTAACAACCTCATTATTTAATAGAGCCAAGGCTTGTGTTTGTGATCTTACTTGGGGTTCTGTTAATGGTTGTCTTTTTGGTAAAATATCCCAGTTAGACCGGTCTGAAATACCTGATGGGTCCAGCAATATACCCTCGGTTGAACCTTGGGATGGTTGCATGTAAGTCGAAGAAAGGTACTTGTTGTAAAACGGTAGTTGTTTTGGTGGCTCGTTTGGTGTTGGATTTAGATTATAGAAATTCTTTTGTTCGTCGTTAAAGAAAATATTTTCCATTGCTTTCCTTTATTTACTGCTGGACCAAAGTTCAGCTTCTGCTTTTCTTCGTTTTATCAAGCCATTTAGTTTTTTACCACCTGATTTATTATAAAGACTGAGGGCTTGTGGTACTTTGTTGAATGTACTGACCTTGGACAAAGCGGCTGATATTGTTTCAAACCCAGGTTTGTTATAGAAGTTTTCACCAACATTATATGCAAATGAGATTATGGCTGATTGTTGGTTGGGACTCATTTCTGTCCATGTCGGAATTGTTTTACTCAGGGTTGGGATTATTTTGGTGTCAATATAGGCCTGGGCAAACTGGGTGGCTTGTTCTTCTGTGATTGTATCACCCTGTTTAACTTTAGAGCCGTTTGGATACTTGGTTGTACCTTTACCAATAGTCCAAACCCGACCAGTATTATCCCAATATGCTGTGGTTTTTAACCCCTCATACTCAGAAATAAGTTTCATGTGTGGTTTATCGGATACAGTTCCTGGGGATACTGGGGTGTTTGTATTGGGTGTATCTGAAAGGAAGCCCAACCTTTTTAGTTCAGAATCAATAATCTTGTTTAATATCTTTTTCTCATCTGTAGTTAAGTCCATGTTCTTCAGTTTCAGGAACATGGCTTTGGTTTCTTCACTTAGTTTGGGTAAAACAAACTCTTTATCTAAACCCAAATCAACATCTTCAAATCCAAAAAACTGTTTGACATATCTTACGGTATCATTAGCAGCTATATCTTTAGATAACTTTTCTGGAACAGTTAAGATTTCTCTGAATTTTTCTTTACTGGCCAATGTCATCCAACCCGTTTCGTTTCGTCGGTACGAGTTTAAATCAAACTTGTCTGGGTCTTTACCAAGATATTGTAAAATAATTCCTTGGTATTTTTTTTGCTTACCGTGCTCTTCTATTACTGCATTCAGCCTGTTTGCGTTTTCCTGTTGATAATCAGGAGGAAGATCGCCAAATGCATATTGGGGTGCCAAATCCACACCACGCATCATACTAACTCCACGCGAATCCAGTTGTTCATTATACCACAACAAATCAAACCTGTTTTCATCTATGGATTCATCTTCTTTAAAAGCATAAAGATTACCACTGCCTTTTTCGGTATAAAAACTGTAGCCTTGGTCAGCAAGTTCCTTGGCTGCGGTTGGCTCTAATCCATAGGGTGCTAGACCTTTGTTTACACCCCCATTAAGAATGGATGGGTAACCGGTAAAAATGGGATAGTTTGCTTTGTTGCCAAAATCTGTGAATCCTTCTGTTTGACCCATTGGGTAACCATGAACAAATTCCTGGTTTGATTCAAATGCTTCTGTTAAGGTAAACATAATAGACAGATAATCTGTGAACTTGGTATAACCAAGCTCTTTACCAACAGCCATTGCTTTATTCAGAACATCTCTTGAAAATACTACTGAGTCTTGGTCTACATCTCCATAATCTGCATTTAGTCTGAACAAAGCACTGCGGGTTGGATCTTCGTTAAACACAGCATGATCCTTGGCTATCATCTCTTTTATAACACCTTTATTATGCAGTTCTTTGTAGTATGTTATAAAGTCTTGTAGGTTGTTTATTTCTTTGTTTGGTATAGGAGCAACGTATTCATTACCAGCAAAGTACGTTTCAAACCCACCCCTTCTGTCTTCTGTTGACCCGAGCCAATCAGTATCACGCCAGAACCTAGGGTCTTTAAATGGCGAGTAATTAGCATTACTGGAAGGAAACCCAGAAGAACCACGAATTGTCAGATCTGGGTTTTCTATTCTACCAGTCTGTTTGCCAGAATACTCAATTTCAATAAGTTTCTTAAGTCTGTTTTGTATTTCTGATTGAACCATATCCCTACCCATAAGGACTGGTGTTTGACTGGTTCCACGTCTTGGTATATAAACACCGCCGACCAATTGGTTTTTTGAATAAAGATTGTTTAAAAGGTTTTGGGTTTTTCCATTTTTATCTATATATGGAATATTAGTAATACCTATTGTAATACCACCACCAGCTTTTGCCATAGTATCTGGATCACCATAGTCTAACCGTAGACCCCAGTGTTGAGCACCGGTAATTGAACCAAACGCTTTGGCGGCATATTCTACTTGTTGTTCCATACCCAGTGTACCAGGATCTACACCATCTTGCATAATTCCAAGAGCTACCCAAGTTCTTGGGTTTATTGCATATGCCATTTGTAATAAAACAGCATCGGTTGGTATGTTTCTTTTAACACGTTGATTTGTTTTTTTTAAATTATCCTTATCATTTCCAAATGTTCCATCGAAGTTAAATCGTTGTGATTCGTGAACAACATCAAGCATTATATTAGCTAGGTCTGGATTAGAATTAGGAGAAAGTGTTTTAATAAATGAATGTGCTCCCTCTCTTGTTGTAATACCCGACGCGTCGTTTGAATCAGTTACAAGAATATTAGCAACACCGTTTGAACCTTTACTTAACAGTTCTTTTCTTACTTCTTCTCTTGCAGCTTCTGGTATTCCACTTGTTATATAATTGTTTTCCTTAGCTACACCAGTATAGTCGCCCACTAATGTTGTTGAGGATGGTGCTACATAAAACTTACCATGCTCTGGTACCCAAATCAAACCAGCACTGCTAAGTTCTGGTTTTAAAAAAGATTCTTCTAATGCTGTATTTATTTTATCAATGTTTTTTGAGTCTTTTAAATCTAGGTTGGCCAGATGTGGTTGTTGATTGACAAACAAGAATGCACGCATCATTATCATCTTTAATTCTGGGTTGTCTTGTATAAGTTGAGCCATGTTTTTATTTGGCTCTCCTGATGTATCTCTTATAATACCAGACGCAGATGTAACTACATAATCATCAAGCTTACCTTTTCCTGAAAGCATGTCAATTACCTTATTATTGACAGTAAACATCACCGCTTGTTCTTGGGGTGAACCACTTTCTGTATAGATATCTGATGTGCTGGTTACTGGTTGTTGTTTGTACCTGATGTTAAACAGGTTAATAGCACCTTTTATTTGTTCTGGTGTATATTTGTTAAATTCCCGAAGTGTTGCCATGTTAAACAATGGGCTTCTAGCAGCACTGTGATAAAGTTGAATTCTTGCTGCCTCTTCTGCACTGATTCCTATTTTACTTGCAAAATGTGCAATGGTTGATGGGTTCAAATTACCAACTAACCGTGCTGTATACATTTCTTCACTTGGACTTAAGTTCCTAGCAAGTAACTGCTTAACCAGTGTCTCCATCTCCTTATGAATCATGGTGCCGTTTTGCAGATTACTGTGTTGCATGATGTATGGGAGCGTTGCATTTACTTCGTCCTCAGTAAGCTGCGATATGGGAACATTTAACCTGTATTGTCCGTTTTCTTTCATAAACACGGGGACTTGTTTTGTTGTTCCATCTGGTTGTTGAACGGGAATTGTTCTATCAAATATTTGGTTATTCTCGTTTGTATTACCAAATAGCATGGCACCAGCTGCTACTGGGTCAAGCGGTAGACTATCTAGCTGATCTTTGGTAATAAATGCTGTTTCACTTTTCTTTTTTACCTCAGCGCTTTGAGATGCAGCTATAGAAGCTAAATCAAACTGATACTTGGATTGGTTAAATGCCTGTTCTGTTTCAAGTAAACCCTTCCGTGTTTGGATTGCCAGTGGTTGATACTTGGAACCTATGTTTGTCATCAGTGGATTTTTATTATCCGTAAACAAAGCATAGTCACTTTCACCAAGAATTCTTATGGCTTCTTTTTTATAATTACTTTTTAACTTGTCATACTCAGCATCAATCTGTGCATAAACTTCAGCCGGTGGTTCAGCACCTTGGTATTTATATGGCAATAACTTTGCTTGTGCCTTTATTTCCCAATCTTGGATTGCTGATTTTAATTCTATCTCAGTGTTTGCCAACGTAGCTTGTTTGCTGGAGATAACATAGTCTACAGTTTGTTCATACAGTTTTGCTGCGGTTTCTGATGCATCTACTCCCAAAGCATTCCAATTAATACCGCTATCTATAGCAAGTTGTGGTGAGATGGGCTGAGGCAGTTCAGTTATTCCTTCTTGGTATTGTATAACAGGGGTGGCACCAAGCCCAACTGATTCCCTTGGACCTTCTTCAAATATCTCTTGCTTGATAAAGTTAAATTGACTCATTCTTTGTTTTCCTGTAGATATGAACCGTATTTCTCAAGGGTTCTAAAGATTGCTTGTGCCAGATCTTTTTCGGATTTAATTCTACCAGCAGAAATCTCACCCCGAAGACCCAACACCAACTTATCTTCCATTTTCTTATCGGGCAACATAGCAAAAGCTGTGTTCCATTGATCTGGTTGAAACGAGCCAGACAAAAGATACTCGGCAGCAAGCGTAGAGCTGTCTCGTTCATCCCGTGATATACGGTTTCGATTGAACGCTAGGTTTCCATCTATCGCTTTCTTGATAATAGTTGGAGCCAAGGATCGAACAACACTTTGCTCCTCTAGCGAGGGTTCTACAAACCGATCTTCTTTAAAGACTTGCTTACGGTCCTTTAGAAAGTAGGCTGGGATGAACTGATTGGTTTCGCTGAAGACACCGATTCTGCCTTGTTCTACCTTAGCCAACTCCAGTAAATTCAGTTGCTCCAGTTTAACGGCGTCTGATGTGTGGGTTGTAGATGGAACATCTGGGTCTAACTGGGCTAACACAGCAAACCTGTTTATACGGAGATCCAAGTCCTTCATGTAGACCTGTTGAGCCTTGGAGTAATTACTGTTAGCTATGGTTGTACTTAGTTCTGCTAAGATTGGATCTAGCTCAGTCCTAGCCCATTCTGGGACATACTCTAGTCTCTCTTTTAGATAGAACTCCTTATTAACACTACTATCTATAAACTCTAATTCCCTTTTGGTAATATCAACAAAGTCTCTTTTAGCCCCAACCATTCCTTCGGGGTGCATATCAACATAGGTTTTCCAATACTTGTTCTTAGCCTCATTACTCAGGGTAGAGATGTCTGTATTGTTCTTCCAGTATTGAAACTTACCCACAGGATCTGTTGGATACATTTGTCCAGCTGTGTTTGCTAGATCAGTTAGTTTGTTGATTTCATCCTTGGCTATCTTGTTGTCTACTGTTTCTGGGTTTGTGTTGGTCTTTGGAGCCGCTTGTTTGGCTATGGTATTAAGTTCATTGAATAATGAATTAAAGTTAGACATATTATACCTTACTTTTTGTATTCTAGTTCTGCTTGGTAACCCGCAGCAACTCCACTAATACCAGCTGCAATCAAACCTGTGGTTAATGCTGAGGATGATGTATCTGCAATTCCACCAGTTGTTGGCAGGAACACCGCTTGCTCTTGGAAGCTGAATTGGCGTTGACCAAGCTGTTGGCTTTGTCTCTTTTCGATGTCCTTATAGGCTTGCCTATAGTTTGCCTTTAGGGCAATCATGTTTGCGGTGATGTTTGACATGTTCTGCCTAAGTAATGCTCTGGCGGTACCAGAGCTTGATCCAATACTGCGAGAACTGAGAGTCCCAAGAAACTGGGCATTGGTTGCAGATGTTTGCTTACTCAGGGTTCCCTTTTGGTTTTGGAATGATTTATCCAAGTACAGTTCTTGTAATGCCCGATCAACATTAGCACCCTTTTCAATCAACAGGTTTCTTTCCAAGTTGGCTTGGAATGCTCGCATCTGGTTCCGTTGGTTGGCTTCAAACTGCCACTTGTTTCTAAAGTTTGCTTGTTGTTGTTGTAACTCTACTGCTTTGGCTTGAGCACTGGCTTGGGATGATGCTCCAAAGGCACTGAAGATACCTTGGGCTAAAGCTAACCCACCTAAAACTAAGGCTTCACCTACCATTGTAATTATCCTTTGTTAAATCTTTTTAGAATTGATGTTCCGTAGTTGTTCTTTTTGGGCGGCTGACCATTCAATAGAATTGCACCAGAGATACGCTCGCCCAATAGACCAATCGTTCGTTTGTTTGACAACCACTCTTTGGTTGCTCGTTTCTGTTCTTCTTCCATGTTCTTCTTAATAGCAGTATCTGGGTCTATGGAGATCAACGATGACCAATGAGATACAGCCGCAGACAGAACATCCACCCGATCATCATGCTTGAGAGATCCCTTGCGATCCGACAGTCTGGTTATTTGTATTTGATTTTCCTTGTCCTTGATAACTTTGGTATCAAACACAAGACGGTGTTGGGCAAAGATTGGCTCCAGTGTCCTCAGGATACGGGTTTGTTTATTGCCCGTTACCTTGTATTCCTCAATGGCTAATTGACCACATCTTAAACTGACAATGGGACGCAAGATTTGACCAAACATACCATCACCATAATTTGATTCATACTTCAGTTTTTTTATGTTGTATTGACAGAGTAGATCGGTAATTTTACCAAGGGTAACATTGTCATACCCACCCTGTAGACCCAACAGTTCATGGATAACCACATAGCCATTAGCAAAGCTGGCAATACAGACCGCAGTCTCATCCGCCCCACGCCCCGAGGGATCAATGAACATCACAGTCTCTAGGTATTCAATATAGGTGGGTGATATCCACATTGGCTCATAGCATATGTCTCCCCGCATACCAAAAGAAGGGACCCGTTTGTTCTGGGTTGAATTAGCCCATGTCATCTTATTGGGAAATACCTCAGGGTCAACATCAATCACCAACAAATCAGACAACCTCAGGGGATACCGCTTGATATCCGAAGAACTGGTATCCAGTTTGTAATGCAGGGCAAACAAGCTGGGACCAATCTTGGCTTCGATACCCAGTAACTGTTCATCTGAGAACCGTTCTGGTTGTGTTGATTGTCCTGGTTCCAAGGGCAGATCTAGGACATAGGGATGGACATTCTCACGCTCGGCCTCGTTTGAGATATCTGGCATCACAGCAGGGAACTTAATAACACTGTAGATGTTTGCCAGTTTGTTGTAAACGGAATCCTTGGTCTGTGGGGTTCCCAAGAATCGGATGGTGGACCCCTCGATTTTATTGCGGATGTTCTCTAATTCCATACACCTGTCCCACAGCTTTTCCCTGGCGGCTGGGGTATCTGAGTTCTCGGGGATCTCAATATCATCACACAGAATATCATCCGCATGTGATCCCGTGATCTGAGAAGTAATACCCTTGGCGGCAACCGATAGATCTTGGCTGATACGGGTACGACCATGGACATTGAATCCAAATGCCGAGTCTTTCTCAAACTCTTGGGGAACCAGATGTTGCATATACGGAACCAAGGACAAGGTTTGCCTGACTTGGGAGACAAACTTGATAGCTTTGTCCCCAGCGGCTGAGATAATCAATTGGGTTCTATTAATATCCTTCAGTAACTTCCAACTAACAAAGCAAGCATTGATTACACTTTTTCCATCCCCACGCCCCGCTTGCATCAAGAAATCATTAGGCCCATCCTGTAGTTCTTTTGCCATTGCATATTGCTTTGGGGTGGGTTCACCTAAACCCAAATACTTGAAACAAAAATACAAGTGATTTCTAAAGTCTTGTATAACTTCTGGGGGTATCTTCATTTAAATCCCTTTACAGACATTCTTTTTCCAGGGGTACTGGGGTACCACCCAAGTCCACGGAGGTCTGTAATGGCTTATGCGGGCTTGGAAGAGGCAAACTTAAAGGGGACCATGGAACTCAGCTTGCGATCCACCGCCTCCAGTGAATCTGATGGCACAGAGTCCAATAACTCTTTGTTATCTTGGATGACTCCTCGGATAACTTGGTACAAACCTGGTCCACACTTAGCGGGATCATCTAGATCCTCCAGCATGACCGATAACAACTTATCATAGATTGCATTCACTGCTGCTTTGCGGTTCATTTGTCTTCTTTCGTATAAAGGTTTTCCATGTCCAACTCAGAACAACAGCTAGAATTGGGATATACCACAGAATCCACAAGTAACTGGGTTCACCCGAGGCTTGTAGATTGTGTTTAATGGATTCTTCCATAATTGAGGGTCTAGAGTTGTCTGGTAATACGGCAGGAACCGTGGAACAACCACACAACATTAACAACAGCCAATATTTTATCATGTTTTATTACCTCCAACTGCGGATCCAAAGTAAAAGCCAATAATTGATACTAAAATCTGTCTGTTTTCAGATGTGTACAAGAACCCATTGATTTCAACAAAGATCTTTCGGCTGGTTTCTGGAACCAAGCCAAATAAACCCTCGGGATTCTTTGCATCAACCTCGACAAATGTGGGTACACCAAAGAATGGCAGAATAAACGGAGCTGCCAGAGTACTGAATAGTACCGTCAGTACAATGACCTGACGAACTACCTTCCCAGCATCTAGGGGAACTCGGGCTACGGCTTTATCTTGGTTTTCGGTAACTTGCTTGTTTGCGGTTATAACCCGCTCAAATAATTCCTTCTGGTCTTGGGATTTTTGGGCAAGATACCGGAATATAAACCCAGTAATCCCACCTCCCAATAATGATATTAACTCTAGTGGCATTTGTTTTCCTTAATTAACTAATCTTACAAAAATGTTTATACACACACTGGCTAATGCACCCAAAGCAACTGACCATCCCATGACATAACCTCGGGTATGCTCCAGTATTCGCAACCGCTTATCGTGTTCTATCAATTGGTTTTGTTGGTATTGCTGCATTGAAATCAAGGCATCCACCTTACCCTCAAGACGGCCAATCGCTAGAAATAACTCATCATATTGTGGTGTTGTCATATTAAATGGTTCCATGTATTTAATCTATATTATATTTAAAAAATAAATATAAATCGACAGGTTATACGGACGTGTCGATTAGTTCGTCGTGGTGGGGGGAGGTCATGTGTTATGCCTTGCGAACACGCGCCAACAGCGTGCCGCTGCCGAGATCCAGCGTCCCGCCGCTTTCGTTCTGAAACCTGACGGACACGGTGTTGGCGGCGCTCACGTATCCGGTCACGGTGATGCCTTGCAGGTCAAGCGAGAATGACACGCATTCGACGAGGTCGCCGAGCGCAGCCCCGGTCACGGTCACGGTCGTTGTTGTGCCGGCCCCGTCAATTAGGTTCGGAGGGTCATAGGTGGCGGAACCGGACAGCACCGATCCCGGCAGGTATGCGGTTATTGCATTGACGTAGTTGCCGGTGTTCGCCGACTGCCACGGCGTGTTGTCGCGCAAAAGCAGGTTCGTCACGGTATCAAACGACAGCCCGTAATTACGGTTGGCGTTCGCGCTCCCGTAGACATTGTTGATGCACGCGGCATTCACGCAATCCCAAATGATGATGTCGGCATCGGAGTCTGCCGAACCATCGACCAGCAATCCGTCGATGATCGTGTTTCCCTGAACCACGGCGGTGCCGGTTAGCCCAGCAGGCCCGTGGATGTAAACCGAGCCACGCGAGCATCCGTTGATGAGGTTGTTCGTCACCATCGCCGCATTCTCGATCTGGTCAAGAAAGATTCCGAGTGTCGTTGTTCCGGTCGCGCCGACGATGGTGTTGTCGCTGACGCCGCAGGTCTTGACAGAATAATTGGCCGCAGTCGTGTTTCGCGTCCGAATTAGACCGCAGTTTTTGGTTACGTTGCCTGACACGTTCAAGAATGCAAATGCACCGGACGTTGCTGACGTGCATTCCACAAGGCACGGGCCGCCCTGTCCGGCACACGTGATCGCGTTTCCTTCGATTGCTACGGAAACGTCGGTCCCGGTGTAACTGGTGTTGTTTATGCGTGCCCACGGAGCTGATGTGGTTGATGCACTAGAACATTCCATCGTGTTGTTTGCGATGGTGATGATGCCCCCGACTTGCGTGTTCGTCGTGATGACATTTGAGTTGCCGCCGATGTCGATGAACGTTCCTCGGCCAGACGCTCCGACTTGAAACGATTGCATCATGTTGTCCAGGAACGAGATGCTCGTTCCGCGCAACTCCGAGCAAAGCACCAACGCTTCGGACGAACCGCGACCGATGATCGTGCATCCTTCGACGGTGATATGGTCGCCTCCGACGATCAAGCCTCCATCAATGGTGCATCCAGAGGCCATGCAGTATTCGCAGTTGCCGTGGAAATCAAGCGCGCCATTGTTTGCGGTGGACGGTCCCGTCATGGCGGTGAGGTTGGCGTACTTGATCAGCCGGTTCGTCACGGCACCGATCTCGTCGGCACCGCCGGTCGTGATGGCATGCCGCACACCGTAGAACGTCCCGCCGTTCACGGCAACCGACATGCTGTTGGAGATCGCAAGTCCGTAATCGCCGCCGAAATTTGAGGACGCATCGTCCTGGAGCATGCAGTTCGTGATCGACAGGTTGTAGGCGTTCGTGATGTCAATGCAGGAGTACGAGCAATCGGTCACCTTCACGTTGTCAAACACGCAATCGAAGCACCTTCTGGCTCGAATGCCGGTGACGGGGTTGGCCGTGCTGGCAAGCCCCTTGAGCGTGAAGTCGCGCATGGCGAACGTGCTGGCGCCCGTCAACTTGTACGCATTGACATTTGCCGCCGTGTATCCGGCAAACAATGATCCCTGCGTCGTGACGGTGTTCGTCGCCAAGGCCGCGACACGCTGCATTTCTCCTGCACGGTAGTACGTCCGAGCCGGATTCCAGGAACCGTTGGTCGGGTTGTAGATCAGAATGACATCGCCACGAACCACGGATGGCGCAGAAGCAAACACAACGGCAGATGCCCCGGCAACCGGGTCGGTTGAAATGGCTGGAAGGGCGGTCCATGTCCCCTGCGCGACCTCGATATGGACGCCATTCGTCAGGTTTGCATACGTGGCTGCGCTTCCGTCGATAATCGTCGCTGCTGGACCGTCGCCGTACATGCTGACGTTTTGCGGCACGGACAGCGTGGAACCGACCTTGTAGGTTCCTGCTGGCAAGTGGACGCGCTTTGCCCCGCTCGCAAGCGCCGCGTTGATCGCCGCCGTGTCATCCGCTACGCCGTCACCGACAGCGCCAAAGTCCTTGACACTGATAGTTTCCGCAAACTTCTGTGTCCCAGTCCTAGCAACCGCACCCGCACCAGCTGGTACATAGTTCACAAAGTCTGAATTCGTAGTTGTTACATTTGTCAATACAAAGTTTACAACCTCGATATTGTTGGTTCCAGCTGGTGGTGCCTCGGTAAAAGTCAGCGTAGTACCAGACGTTGTATAGGTATTCTTCTGTTGATAAACACCATTAATATAAATAACCGTACCATTGCCCAAGGCACCGGGGTCACTGGCTAGGGTGAACACGGTCTGAGAACCAGTACCACTGAACATCTGGCGGTTCATTGCAGCTGGATTTGTTGGCATCAAATTAGCTGAGTTTATATAGGTCATCCATTCGGTCCCAGTCCAAACATAGGTTGTTGTACCATATGTATACTGTTGATTAACAGTAGGGCTTGCTGGGAATGATATACTGGTATTGGGCATTAAAATTATTCCTTATGTTAATTGTTATAAATAATGTTTGTTATTCTTAAGTTAGTCCTGCGTGGCAAGCAGCGAATTGACCTTGCCCTCCAAGGAACAGTTCGTCGTGGTGGGGTGTGGTCATGTGGCGGCAACAATAAAGGCGAGAACCTGGTCCATCCTGACACCAAACGAAGTTCCAGCAGCACGAATGACATTGCCATCTCCGTCCACAATCTCTCCCCATTCGTCGTAGCAGAACATTCCGTACCGCGACGGGTCAAGGCCGCGAGCGAGGAATGCGTCCCTGACATCCTGCGCGACCATGCCGACATGGATGCGAGCATCGTCGCCCTTTTCCGCGACAGCAGATCTGAATCGGAATGCCTTCACCATCGACTTCAGGTCGCCGGCAACGAGCAACTCGGCTGCGGACAGTGCGCGAATGTCTTGCTTTGCGCGTTGATCGGACGTGATGATCGTCCCGTTTGCCGCATAGATGTTGTCCCACTTGTTTCCAGACGCGCCGAGGTCTGCCGTGCCGTCCGTGTCTGGGAACGTGGCGCCCGATGTGCAGTAAATGTTGTCGGGATGGAAGATCAGGCTTGCCCCAGCTCCACTCAACGCACCTCGGCAATTGATGACAGCCATGTTGGTGTCGCTGCCGAGAAATTCAATCCCAGTATTTGCGTCCACGCAATTGACATACATGTCGTTGGATCGCAGCTTGAGATTGAACGCTGCGTTGGAACTCGTCCAATTCTCGACGTTCAAACCATTGCCAGACGATCCTGTGTAGTCAATGCCTGTACCAGCAGGGTTACCGTTCGCTCGAATGTTGCGCCATGTGATTTGATATGGGCTGTTCTGCACGAGAAACAGCGTGAGCCCGGTGCTGGTTGTCTGGAAGTCCATCCCGGTGAAATTGATCGAGCGGGTTGATGCGCCGTCCACACGCACCAACTTGGCGTTCGTCATGTTTGATTGACTGTCGAACACCTTGCTGCCGAATACGTTGAAGTTCCTGCACCCACTGAAAATAATTGCGGCTACGTTCGCATTCGACGGCACACCGAACAACTCCATGTCCAGGCCGAAGAACTGATAGTTCAACGAGTTCGACACCTCCATGACATGAACGAACGACGTTGTCCCGCTGACTGGCTCAAAGTACAGTTCGGTGAACGTCATCCCAGAACTGGCTCCAGCAGTCAGCCCGCGCTGCGTGAATTCAACGGAGCAGTGCGTGAACGTCAGGTACTGCGTTGGCGTAGTTGCGGCAATGCTGATTCCATTCGTCGCATTCAGGATGTGAAGCGAGTCGATCTGCACAAGCGTTGCGCCATCGGCCACGAAGGCGTAGTTCGATCCGGCCTGGTTCGTGATCTGCACGTTTCTGACCACGCCGTACTGACCTGGGCAACGGAACCCGATCCCGGTGCTCCCGTTCTGGTCGATGGTGAGATCCTGGACGATGATGAACCCGGACGCGCACCGCAGGCCGGCTCCGGTCGCGCTGGTGTTCTTCAGGATGGTGCGCGTCGGACCATCCCCGACGATCTTCATTGCCGCATTGACGTACAGCCCAAACCCGGCGACGGTTTCCGAGAATGCATAGGTGCCTGCCGGGAAGTAGAGGGTTTGCTTGCCTGCACCTCCCTTGCAGAATGCGATGGCGGCATCAATCGCCGCCGTGTCATCGGTGACGCCATCCCCCACCGCCCCGAAGTCCTTCACACTTACGACCTCACCCAGTTTGCTGGGAAGAGTACGGCTAACAGCACCCGTGCCACTAGCAGTGTACGTTAGATTGGTAACAGGCGCAGTAATACTGGAGAATGTCTTAGCCCCTGTGATTGTTTGTGTTGTATTAGTTGAAACCAAGTTCACAGCGGTAACTGGAGTCCCAGCCACAGCAACCCAAGTATTACCAGCCCAAACACTGAGTTTACCCGTCTTGGGATTAAACCATAGTCCTGATTGACCAGCTGTTGGGGATGTCTCAAGAATGTCTACGGCACTGCTGGTGGGTGCAACGTCATCCTTGGTCATCACACCGTGGTTAAAGATCTGACCCAAGGAATACAACCGCGTTGTTGCATGTAGGTCTGCCGTTGGTGCTAAGGTCTGTAGGGTACCATTAAAGACCCAAGGCACAGCGGATGTTGTAAGTTTACCAGGTGTAACAGCACCATCCACAATTTGAGCGGTGTTAACTGTATTATTTGCTAAGTTAAACACCAGCGAATAATTTGTTGTTGTCAGGATAAAGACACGATCTAACAATTCTTGTGCCAAGTACAGTAACTGAGTTGTTTGTAGATTCAGCTGTGTACTGGTCAGCTTAGAACCAGCAACCCAAGATACCAATGGGATATCACTGACGGTCTTTCTACGGATCGTCATATTTGCATTGTTTAGCAGAGCGGGAACCTGGATATACGAGGGTGTGTTTGGGGTATCCAGTCTATAGTACAAGAAATCATAAACATTACCACTAGAGGGTAGATCAATGTTTGTGATCGTCTTAGTGTTGTTGTTTATAGTTAATCTAGAGTTCGGAATAATAAACACATCCCGTTTATCAGACTGCTTTACATTGATATCCGTTAGGAAGTTTGTGATGGTAGTGGTGCTACCAGAACGGTCTGCCGAGAATACTCGTTCAACCTCAAGCTGTGCAGTAAATGGGATGTTTGGTATTGTTGCTATGGTATTAAATGAAATACCGTTCACTGTAGACCACAGACCCGTGGTACTTGTGATAACTGGTTGATTAGTATATGGCATTAGTTTTCCTTAGTAAGATGGATACCATTTAGTTGTTGTTGAATCATAGGTCATAATTAAAGCTTTGCTGACAACAGCCGTTGTTGCCAAGGCAATGTTTCCAGATGTTCCAGTGGTAAACAGGCCCGTTGGTATCAAAGTAATCTGACCACCAGATGTTGAAATACCTGTAGGAGCCGTGATTGTATTGATTTGCGTTGTGCCTGAGATAAATGTAATTGGCTTTGTGGGAGCAATGGTGGCTGCGCTTGCTATTGTTGGTGCAGCTTCACCTGTGGAAACTACACCGTAGAAACGATTGGCAACATTGGTGGACTTTCCCACGGTAACTGTGTTGCTGCCGATGCCAACAGCCTGATATCCAATAACAACTTCATCGCTGGCATTATCTCCAGATGCTCGGGATTCAGCACCAATAAATGTGCAGTTGTTTCCAACTGCTGTAAGATTAGTGTTGCTTGCGGTCTTATATGCTCCAGCAAAAATACCAACAGCAGTGTTGTTTTGTCCTTGAGTTGCATATCGTAGAGCCAACTGACCAATACCAGTATTGTTACTGGTGGTTGTTATAGCAAATAGAGACTCCGTTCCAACAGCAGTATTTTGTTGACCTGTTGTCAAGGAATACAGAGAATTAATACCAATACCGGAATTATATGATCCACTGGTATTGGATACCATTGAATTGTATCCAATAGCCGTATTTGCTTGGCTAGTAACAGAGGCACTACCAAACAGTGCTTGGTAGCCAATAGCGGTATTGGTTGAACCCGTGGTTAAACGATACGCCGCTGAATTACCAATGGCAGTATTAGAACCGGAACCAGTTGTGCAATTTATAAGAGAAGAGCTACCAATAGCAGTATTGTAACTGCTGGTTGTACAATTAAGTAGGGCCTGAGAACCAAGTGCTGTGTTTGATCCGCCCGTTGTCAAGGACCGCATTGCGCGGTATCCCATAGCCGTGTTATTTGAACCCGTGGTTATATCTCTATTGGCTTGCCATCCAAGAACCGTGTTATTAGTACCAAAGGTTAGAGCAGCACCAGTGTTAGCATCACCAAAAAAGAAATTTGTGTTTGTGTAGCTAAGTTTGCCAAAACCACCTAAATAAATTGAACCATAGGCATTAATTATTCCATCAAACTCAGTAGTATCTATAAAATAAGATGTACCATCTACCTGAAGCTGTCCTATATTTACTGCGGAAGAAAATGTTTTATCGCCAGTAACAGTCTGGTTAGTAGCTATAGTGACTAGGTTACTGGTCAGATCAGTAGATGCCGACAAAGACTTGACAGTTCCAGCCGAGTTCTTAAAGAATATCTTTTCATCCACAGTGTTAATGGCAAGCTCACCCAGCGACAACACCCCCGCAGTTGGTGCCGAGGCTGCCGTGGAACTTCGTTTTAACTGAATGGTATTGGGCATTAAAATGTTCCGCCATCAATTGTGCTGGTGGTGTATAAACCATTGGTCACTGTGTCTGCATTACCAATCAAGTTACCACGAAAATTGGTTGCTTGGAAATCGCCAAGTGTACCAGAGAATACCTCACTTGAGTTGGTTGCATCTGGAATAAATGCTAGGTATCCGGTCGAGTCATCAAATCCAAAGAAACCAACCTTGGCTGAAGAACCATTATGCCAGCGGAATTCAATACCACGATCCTTGTTATCATCGCTGGCTGGAGCAACGTCCCCACCCAAAGTCATAATAGGATCATCCAAGGTTGTTGTGGTTGAGTTAATGGTTGTGGTTGTTCCATTCACTGTAAGATTACCACCAACAATAATATTTCCTGTGGATGTTATATTATCACAGCCAACAGTCCCTGTAAAAGTTGGACTGGCTGAAAGAACAACGCTGCCGCTGCCAGTCGAGGATGTAACACCAGTTCCACCATTAGCAACCGGCAGTGTCCCAGTAACTCCCGTTGTCAGCGTCAGTCCTGTACAATTAGTCAAGGTACCAGCAGAGGGTGTACCTAGATTTGGTGTCACCAGTGTAGGTGATGTTGCAAAGACCAAAGACCCAGAACCAGTTTCATCTGTGATAGCCGAAATTAGGTTCGATGAACTAGGTGTTGCTAAAAAGGTTGCAACACCCGACCCCAGTCCACTGATTCCCGAAGCAACAGGTAACCCAGTACAATTCGTCAGTGTTCCTGAGGCTGGTGTTCCAAGCACAGTAGCCCCTGTAAATGTTTTGACCCCAGAGATGGTTTGGTTAGATGTCAATGTAGCAAAGGAACCAGGTCCACCAATCGTCAATGTGGTGCCACCTGTTTTACCAATCCACAAAGTATCATCTACTTCGTTGAACGCCAGTTCTCCAACTGTCAAGGTAGCAGGGGAACCAGCAGCTCCTGATGTTCGTCGTTTAATTAGAA